GATGAAATCACCGACGCATTGATTGCTGGCGTGAGCAACAACATCGGCATCGATCCTGATGTCTATGATGGACCCGACAACGGCATCCATCCAATCAAGACCGCGGATTACCAGAACTTCAAGGCGGCGCTGGCTAAGTCGGTGCGCCAACTGGCCGATCAGTTCGGGTTAACCGATGTGACCACCAGGGTGGTCGACCATATCCTCGATCCACATGACCGGCCGATCCCGGCCAACACTGCGCAAGGCATCGCCCACGCCAACTTTATCGCCATCGCCATGAGCGACCTGGAGGGTAAGTCTCTTCGCGAAGCGACCGACATTGTGCTCAATCGGGCCACCCATGAACTGATCCACGCCATGTCGAACATGGGCCTCATCACGCCAGAAGAGATGAAGGCGCTGCAAGAATTCGCCAAGACCCACGGCGTTGAGAATGGGGTTGTATCTCCGGAAGCCGCTGAAACCTTCCAGCGCGTGGTGCTGGATAACTACTCCGACTTCACCAGCGGTATGCCAAGAAAACTAGCAAAGGTGATCCAACGCGAAGAGGCGGTGGCCATGGCGCTTCAGAACATCGAAGGCGTGGCCGATCCAAAGATGCGCGGCATCCTTGGGAAGATGCGCAAGGCGATCCAGGCCACCCAGCGCATGCTCAGAATGAATGGCATCACCGATCCATCTCAACTCTACACCAACGCGCAGGACATCCTGGCTCGCATCCAGGCTGGTGAGATGGGTCGCCGCTCCCGCGATTATGTCTATGGAAGACAGAGCTCCGGCCTGGGTGCTCAAGCCCAATTAAGCGCCACGCAATTCTCCGCGCTCAAGAATAACCTCGGCATGTTCATGTTCGGCATGGGACAGAACAACCAGTTCAAGAAGTTCATGAACCAGGTCGCCAAGGCCAAAAATCTACCGGAAGAGAAGCCATATAATCCCCTCCGTCAAACCGAGGTCGAGAAGAACTTCCGGCAACTGACCGATGGACTCAACACCGAGAACGGCCCACTCCAGGAAATCATCCATCAAACCGAACGAATGGTGGATATCCGCCGTAAGCTAGCGGCTATCGCCAATGATTATAGCCCGCATGCGCAGATGCTGCGGGATTCCTTCAATAAATTACTCATGGACACCCAAAGGTATCGGTCGACGTTGCTTGACCTCGCCATCATGGAGGGCGTTCTAGATCATGAAGCCGGGGCTATGGTGGTGACCATGGGCGCCATGGATAAAACCTGGAACGAGGTGACACCGGAGGATTTTGTAAACACCTATCGGCAACTTTATGCCGACGGCGCCGGTCGGATGTATATGCTTGGCGGCAAGAACGGCATCTCCAAACCGCTTCGCAAGTTCATGGATAGCCCATCACGCAATGCTTGGGTCCACATCAATCAATACGACGTGTATCTGCGCAAATCGAAGCGCGGCAAGGGACACTTAGTGCTGGACTTTGCCAGCGTGCAAAGAACCACCGATGCCGATCACCCTGGTCTCAGTGAAGAACTACCACCGGATCAACGTCAGCCGCGCGGGAAGTTCAGCAACTTGATGAATGAGGTTGAAGCCGCCGCCCGCGCCTATGGCATGAACGGTGTCTATGTGGAGAATGTGCTCAACCCATTCCTTCCTGAGGTGCTTGAACGCTACGGATTCACTAAGGATGAGAAATCCTATCCAGATTCGCCGCCATCCTACTACAAGATGTTCAATGAAAGCGGCTCCCTGTACATGCTGGGCGGCGGGCGCGATATGCGCCCCACCCCGCGCACGGTCATGGAGGGACACTTTGTGCCCCATGCCTATGACACCGGTAGCCGGGTGACATCGTGGACCGATAGCGTGGCGGATGTAATCGGCGATAAGCCGTTGGCGTTGGGCCGTCTTCACCATGCCATCCAAAAGGCGGGCGGTGATGTCATCGCCACGGTTAACATCAATAGGGCGGAGAAGCTCTACAACGAACTGATCGGTAAAGCTAATCCATCTCGGCATGATTTTTTCAAAGCTAGGGAATTGGCCTGGAAAGCCAACGAGGCGCTATTCAAATCCCACCTACTCTCCATCCCGGAGGTGTTCTATGGCATCACCCGCTTCAATGAAAACTTCTTCGAGGCCGAAGGCCACAACGCCCACCTGAACTGGTTCTATGGCATCCCGCATCGCTTCTCGGTTCCGGAAGACAACAAGGTCGCCGACTCGTTCACCATGGATGAGAGCTCCAAGGACCCAGGCCTGTTCATGCTGGGGGCTAAGCGGGGTTCCGAAGAATGGCTCGCTAACTACGAGAGTAGGCTACTCAGTAGAAATAAGAACGTAAGAGAATCTGCTTTGGAGGAACTTCAAAATGACGGGGAGTTGAGCGCCGACAATGCCGTGGCTTTGGCCGAGCGTGTTCTTGGTGGACGAGTACATAAGACAAAGACTTCTGCCCTGTCCGGTATAGCGGATAGGGTAAGACGAATAACTTGGGATGAAGACTCGCTTAGGATAATAGCCGGAAGAGGTGGCAAGCCTAAATCAGACGACGGCCTGTTCATGCTGGGCCGTCCGAGAAGTGAGTTCGGTTCTTCCATCGCCCGCGATCTAGTCATCGATGTGGTCGATGGCGATCCCTATGAAAGAATCGCCGCCCGTTATGGATTCTCGGAAACCGCGATACCGACCACTGTAGCCAAGCTTAAGTCCACCCTCCGCGAGAGGATCGCCGCCACCTCACTAGCCGAGATCGCTGGCCGTCTCAATGTTACCGAGGATGTGCTGTCGGCGTTCCTGGACAGTAAGCGCGATAATCGCGGGCAGCGTTCATTGTCCATCGAACTCGGCAACAAGCTGCTTATCGATCGCAACAAGTATCAAATCATCCAAACCTACAGGGGAGAGGTTCAGCGCCGACTGATCTATCCGGAGGCGATGCCTAAATCACAGCGCCAGAACATCACCGGCAATATCCGCTCCCTTACCCAGAGCGTGAAGAGAAGGTACCTGCAAGCCCGCGAGGCTGGGGCCACCCGCGAAGATGCTATTGCTGGCATCACTCAACAGCTATCACCGATCAAGCAAGAGGTGGTGCGCAACATTATTCTCGACCTGGACGTGGGCGTGCAGGGCGGCTGGCCGAATGCCGGATTGTACATACTCAGCGGGCGCGGCTCCAACCGTCTCACCAGAAAAGATGTGCCCAGGCCGGTAGTCTTCGCCAACATCGAAACCATCACCGAACCGAGCGTGGTCAAGTGGCGCAACTACGTGATGGCTAAGGGTAAGTCGGGCGCCAGGCCAGCGGTGGCTGTCCGCATAGTGGAGTTGTCGTTCTCGAAGAGTAGGCGCGATGGCGACTATCTGAGCCCAACCGAGATCGCGGCGCAGATGCAGCGCGAAGGTTTCTTCAAGGGTAAGAAGATCAGGGAAGCCGCCGACCTGGTGGACGTGCGCCGCTCGCTTCTTCGTTCCGGCGCTCGCAAAAATGACGAGTCCCGTTCTGCCCCGCCGATCAATTTCCCGGAGCTCCGTTCTCGCGAACAAATCATAACCAATCGCCGCTCCAGCGATTGGAAGCGCCGTTCGATGCTAGATGAAGAGGCATGGACCCTTCATCACCAGGGCGATGGAACATCGGTGGCCCGTCGCGGTGGGGCCAAGTCAGGTCCGCTAGCTGGGTCGGGAACCGGCTGGACCCTGGCTCGCATAGCGGCCCGCCAGGAACGCTCCATCACTGATGTATCCCGTGGTATTAAACGCCATGATGCTCGCATTGAGGACATTGTCCGCGAGCGCGAGGAGGATGCAAGGCTCGCCCCACTGCGTGAATTTAAGATGCCCACCTTCCCGAGACTCGACTATGAGGCCAGGGACATCGTGCTGATGTTCAATGAAGGTCTCACCGATCCTGAGATCGAAGTGGAGCTAGGCGTTGAAACGGAGAGCGCTAGGGGGAAGGGTAGTGTTGCCGGTCAAAGTGTTAGTATTCGCCACGCTATTCGCCGCGCCATGGCCGCCGATGGCGGGGTGGAGCGGTTAGCCACCGCTATGTCGGTTGACCCAGCAGAGCTCACATCGTTTGTTAAAAATGCCGGTAAGCACCGCAAGAAATCAATACTAGGCGAGGCTAGACGCCTCGTTGCCGAGGCCGAGGCCGGTAAGAATATCGATATCCTCAGTGAGTTAAAGGCATGGGTTAGTGTGAATAGAATCGATGAACCATCCGACCAAACTATAAAGGTGGTAATCTCCCAAGCCAGGTCGGCGCTCGGCGTGGCTAGGCAACAGCAGAATCGCATCGACCCGGATACATTCAATGCCGTGGTGAAGTTGCGTCGGGATGGCGCTAGCCTGAGTGAGATTGCAAATCAAACCGGCATCTCTTACCGAGAGGTTAATAGGGTTATCGCTAGAGCTAAGCGGATGGGGGAAGAATTCCCGCGGCTCAACGCCCGCCGCACCGCCGATGGTCTATACATGTTTGGCGGCCCGCGGCCAACGGTGAGCGCCGCATCGGAAACTCCAGAACAGCGCGCCGCGCGCATCAAGCGCCGCATCAATAAGGGCGCCGAGCGCACCGGCGCCCGCAACCCCACACTCCAGGGCTTTGCCGAAGCCGATATCCCAGGACTGGGATATGCCGGGCGTAGCGGCAAGGATATCGCCAGTCAGGTGATCGATAGAACACCGCGCGGCTTTACCGCCACCACCGCCTCGAGACGAACGTCGATCAAGATCATCAATCAACTGGTGCGCTGGGGCCGCAACCTGGAAACCCACAACCCCAATCTATCGGCGCTGCGCAGCATCGGCGGGTGGATGAAGGACAGCGCCTACAAGATGACCGCCTTGGCCAACCTAAATGGCCAGGGCTACTTCCTCTCCCTGCGCGGGCTGGCGGCTGGCTGGGTCAGCCTTGGTAGTGAGCATGTGCAACGGCTGTCTCGTCTCGCCGACACCATGACCGAGGAAGATTTCCAACAGTACATGGACTACATGACCACTCGCGACGCCGATCCTAATGCAATCGACGACGAAGACGTGAGGGCCGCGGCGGTTCTATCGAAGGCGTTGTTCGATCTCTATGGCGAGGAGAACACCCGCATCGCCAGACTCGATCCGCGGCAATTCGAGAAGTACCGCGGAAGGTACTTGCCGAGGAAGTTCTTCGACACGGTGGCGCAATCGCTCACCATGACCGGCATGCGGCTTGGGTCCGCCGGTTACCTGAAGCAACGGTTGCCGGGTAAGGACCAGCAAATCTTCGGCGCCCTCGACCTCACCAAGCACACCGAGGAGGCCGAGGACCTGCGTCAGCAATTGTCGGCGTTGCTGGACGGCGCTTCCTATGACGACATCATCGGCGCCGGGCGCTTCCTCTCCAACAAACTAAAGACCACTCGCGGCCTGATCAGTAATGTGGGCAGCGCGACCATAAGGGCCGCACTGCCAGCCATCAAGGCGCGCGCCAAGCAGATGGAGGACGACATAGACGCCGCCGATCTTATCTCGGCCGCCCCGGATTTTAACGCCACACCGTCCCCCTCCGGCCGTTATCCGATGAAGAAGCGCTATGGCGATCACTTTGTGGGCGGGGCGATTTGGCGCGCGGCCCGCCAGGGCACCTCCATTGGACGGGTTCTCGAGCGGTCCACAAGAGATGCCCAGATCACCGACCCGGTGATCCTGTCGGCGGCTGGCATCATGGAGCAGAACCGTGACCTTGCGCACTGGCACTTCATGAACGCCATGCTGGAATTCCAGGGAGCGCTGGCCGACAAACACAAAGAAGATGTGATGACCCACATCATGGGCGGCGGCTCGATCGATACCGCCCCGGACTATCAACAACTGAACTGGTTCTATCCTCAACAGTTGGTGAACTTTGAAGGCCGGGTCATGACCTCGGCGGCGCTGGCGCAGCAAGCCGAGATCGCCCGCAAGAACCTTCCCCTCAATCAAACCGACTTCATGCGTAAGATCGCCACCGACCGGCTGGCCCGCATGGATGCGCTGGTTGCCTCGCACACCATCGACCCCCGCTACATCGGAGATCAATACATCCAACTCAGCCCAGACAACGACGCCTATGGAAACTTCCGCGGCCTGATTGTGCATAGGGGGATCGCCAATATTCTCACCGAGACCATGCGCCCGGCCCAGGCGAAGAACTGGGTGCAGAAGGGCGCCGACCGCACGCTGTCATTCTTCAAGCAGGCGATGACCACGCTGAACCCGAAGGGTCATGCCCGCGCCATCTTCCAGAACGCCTCCACCCTCTACTTCAATGGCGTGGGGACGCATGATCTCGGCGCGATTGGGTTAACCTCCATCAATATCGGCACCTGGAAGAAGAAGTTTGAAGCTCTATCCATGATCGAGAACAACGATCCGATGTGGAAAGACTTCCTGGCTTCTGGCGGTAAGTTCGGGACCTACTCCACCACCGAGCTTCGCCATGCCTTTGGACTGGTGCGCCGCCTGCAACTAAAAGAACGTATCGCCAGCGGCGACAAGCTGGCTTTCGTCACCGGCCTGAAAGCCTTCGCTGGAGGCGTCAAGGAATACGGCGCTGATATGTTCAACTTCTGGGACACTTGGGCTCGCTTCACCAAGTACGTCGATGAGATCAAGGACAAAGGCCAAGCCCCAGGCGACGCCATGAACGAAGCCTATGAATGGTCTCCAGACTACACCATGATCGCCGATGGCGTGAGGGTGCTGCGTAACTCGGTGGTTCCGTTCGCCTGCGTCGACGATCAAACAGAAATTCTGACACAGCGTGGATGGCTGAAACAGAATGAAGTTAAGGAGGGAGATGTTGCCGCATCATACAACATGGATACCGGCCGGATGCAGTGGTCTATGATTGAAGGCGTTTACCGCGCTCATAAAACCGGCGACATGATCCACGTCCAAGATCGTCATCTTGATATGTTGATGACTCCCGATCACCGCTGCGTGGTGAAACCACGCCAGGGAAAATCGTACTTCACTAAGCTAGTCCAGGCTAAAGACCTAAACACATCTCATCTGATTCCAACCGCGGCTGATTTCGATCACCAACCTGTCGGCGAGCCCATGTCTGATGACATGGTCGAATTGTTGGCTTGGTACATAACAGAAGGTCATCCACATCGAAAATGTAACGCCATCACCATTACCCAAAATGCAGGCCCAAAAGCCGACATGATCGCCGCCTTACTGCACCGTATGGGCGCATTCAATAATGTTCAAACCCAGTCAGAAAATGAAAAACTACAGTCGCTTAAACAGTTCTACGTTCCAGTCAGACTAGGGATGGCTGTACGTGAACTAGCGCCGGATAAGCAATTGCATCCGCATGTACTCATGCGCATGACTAAGGCGCAGATCGGGCGACTTGTCGGCATCATGATTCTGGGCGACGGTCATATCGGAGCCGACGATGGTCGCGCCTGCTTCGTCCAGAAAAACAATCAGACCGCGGCCACATTTCAGATGGCTCTGGCCATCATAGGCAAGAGTTTCAATCAGCTAAAAAAAGATGGTGTCGACATGCTGCACATCACCGTCCGTGAAGGACGCGATTATTGCGTTAGGCGCGCTAAACGTGATGTGGTTGCATACGATGGAATTATCTGGTGCCCGAAGGTGGTTGGCACGCACACGTGGCTTGCGCGCCGCAATGGCAAACCGTTCATCACCCATAACACGTATAACTACAAACTCACGCCGAAGCTATTCGATCAGGCTAATCGTATTGTCGGGGAATTCCAGCGCGGCAACCTTGCCCGCGGCATGGACCTTTCCATCCGCTTCATGGCGCCGGTCATTCTGTGGACCAACATCATGAGCTTTGCCGCCGCAACGCTGCTTGGCATGTCTCCACGCGAACATGATGCCTTCCGCCGCGCGCTCAGTGAATTCTATCGGCGTAACTTCGGCTCCATCCCGCTGCCATGGCGTGATAGCCAAGGCCACATCATGATCATCGATCTTGGAGTGATGCATCCATGGACCCAGGACCTGGCCGCATTGAACGCGCTTTTGCGCGGTGATGCGGTGACGGCCGCGGTTCAGCTAGGTGTCGGCAATCCGATCCTGGATATCGCCACCGTGATGAAGACCGGCATCGATCCCTATACCGGCTTCCCGGTCTATCAGGAATCCGACACCGAGGCCCAGAAGAACATGGCCCGCCTTGGCTACATCGCCGATTATTTCACCCCGCCAATGTTCCGTGGCGTTATCAGCGGGGCTTTGGCAGGGGCTGGCGGGCGGGCCGATTCATGGGGTAGCGGTGAACTTGGAAGGCTGGCCGATGCAACGGTCGGCGATCACATCACCCAATCTGGAAAGCCGATTGAGGAACTGCCCTACCTGTTTCTCCGCATGTTCACCGGCTTCAACATCAATGTTATGGAGGTCAATGACCAGGTTCGACGCACCAGGGGTGAGATCAATCGAGACATCAATGCCATCAATGAGGGGGTTAGCACCGCCCGCCGCCAGATGAACCGGGACATCGGCGCCTATGATCGGCTTGGCCTGAGCGCCGCCCAGTTGGAGACTCAAACAATCGCCCGCCAAGAGGCCTTCCAGCGCTATCAGCAGAACCAGAACGAACGCCTGCGCGAACTGCGCCGTCAACTGCAACTTTACAACGAGCAGGTCGAACCGATCCAGGACTTCGAGGACGCTCACGGCCGTGGCGATTGACACTAGCCTAGCTATCGTTCATGTGTTGTTCTATTATTAAGCCCTTGAAATCAAAAACCTAGTCATGCGTGGTATCTATTTTGGCCAAGGCAGGGTTTGAGCTGCAAGAACTTCAAGCGATAGTGAGAATCGTTGAACACGCTCTCCGCCAAGGCGCGCGTCCATCAGGCGTTCATGGAGTGGGGCGTTCTGCGATTGAAGTAGCTGCCGAGGAATGCGCCCGAGCAGGCTTGTGTAAAGGACACGCCAGCGTGAGACGGCGAATCCAAGCCGCGAGTAGTCTTGGAGTTGAAGTCGATTGGTCATTATATCGGGCGCCTCAATATCAAAAACCAGTGGAAGTGGCGAAAGAGATTCCAGTGTTCGAGCCGGGGATGTTTGCAGCCCCCACTGGGGAGGTGCTCCGGGTTTGCGTTATTCCAGACATACACGTCGATCCTTCGATTTCAAATGAACGTCTCACATGGATTGGTAAGTGGTGCGCTGACAATGAGCCAACCCATGTGGTGCAGCTAGGAGACTGGCTCACGCTCGACTCCATGAGCAATCACGCGCAGCCGGGGTCTAAAGCCCATAGCATCACGCCCACCCTCAAAGACGATATCGAAGCCGGGCTCGAGTCCGCACATCTCTTCGATAGCGCCTTTGGCGATAAAGGCGTGAAAAGGATTCTTTGTGAAGGGAACCATGAGTACCGAGCGCAACGATTCGAGGAGTCTTCCGGTAAGCTCGATGGAATCATCGTACCAAGGGTCAAGAGTATCTTTGAGGATATCGGTTTCCGGGTCGTGCCGTATGGGGAATACGTCTTCGTGGGAGGGGTCGGGTTCATACATCATGTAAACAATGGCATCGGTCGCCCCTATGGAGGGAAGACTGCCGCCCAGCGCATAGCAACGGACAGTGTTTTCTCTATTGTACATGGGCACACGCACAACAAGCAATCCGCCGATGTCGCTAAGGTGGGGCCTAACCTCGCCGTTAGGGCCATCTCCGCTGGGTGCGCCCTCCCGTATGGCCATATCGAACAATACGCGAAACACTCGACTACGGGGTGGTTCTGGGGGGTGCTGTTTCTCAGCATCTGCGATGGGCAAATCTTGGATGAACATTGGACCTCAATGTTAACTCTGGAACGCCGGTATAAGTCAAATAAAAAGGGCGGCGCTAAGGCCGCCCTTTGAACCAATTCCAAAATGGAATAGGTTAATTAAAATGCAGGCGCATACCCACCTCGGTGACGCCGCCCTGGTCATTGTGACGGCCATCGTCGCGGTAGAGCCGATGATCGACACCCACCGAAATGCCGTTGGTGAGAGCGTAGTCGGCACCGACCCCGGCGCTATAGGCGAAGCCATGTCCCCAGCCAGCCCCGATCGAGCCACCCACCGATACCCGTGGCAGCACCCGGAAACGCTTGCCTAGAGTGGCCTGGACGCTCTGAGAGCCCCGTACATCGGTGAATTCGATTCCGAGGTCACTATGCCCCACATAGGGCAAATCCCTCTCCACGGTCACGCCAAAGGCCCTGGAGTCGTTGCCGACGCGGCCGGTAAGATCATAGGCATTGGCCACCGGGGCATAGAGCAGCGCCACCCCGACCACTAAAGCCCCGAACAGGGCGCCCGCGGTTCGCAATGATGTCTTGTATTTCACGTACTATCTCCTGAAGGTGAAGCTTTCATCTTAAGGGTTCCGTCCATTCGGCGCCACCCCCTAAATCCAGCCGATTTGATTTTAGCCTTCTTGCGTCCAGGCCTTTGAGGGCCTGTTATTCTTGCCTGTCGTTTCGACTTAGCAATGCGCCAGATGTCGCCATGCTTGCCTATAGTCTTCTCTCGGGCGCATGGGCGGCACAGCAAGCAGTCGGGCTTATCCTCGTTGCCCAGGCCGACCGGGACGGTGTGCTCGGCGATGAATGGCCCAGGTCCGCCACACTCCAGGCAGCGGTTGTTTTGCTTCTCCAGCATCGCTTGGCGCTGCCTGGGGGTGAGGGATTTACGCTTGGTTATTTCTCGTCGCTCATTTGAATTGCAGCTTTGTCGTCGCCCAGACCAAGATACTCAGCGGTGCGGTTCGCCCATTCCCAATCATCACGATTGGGAAGATGTCTAACCGTAAATCGGATGGCTTTGCGTTTCAGTGGGCACGGCTCCGAGTGCAGCGATGCGGCCAGTTGCTCGACCTCTTCGATTGTCCATGGGCCATAGATGGGTTCGTTGGCGAACTCCAATCGTTCGCCACGCCGTTTGGCGATCTCGTCCTCAAGCTCAGTAATGACGCGGCGGTAGTCGGCCTCACGCTCCGCGCGCGCCGCGCTGTTTTCTTGGAACCGTGCGACCTCGGCGCGGAGGCGTTCGATCTCGGCGGCGGCAACGACGGCGACACCTTCTGCAGCGAGGTCGCGGATCATCGCATCGGCGCGGTCATAAGCGCTAACGCTTCCGTAAAGATGATATTGCAGGTGCCCTTGGTATAGGAAATCCACCAGCACTTCACGCGCGACAATATCCTCAGCCACGGTCGCCTCCATTTGCAGCGTCGCCAAGCGTCAATGGCTGCCGCTTATGTGGGCCGGGCGGCCAATCCGGACTCACACTGCAATTCGTGCGGCGCTCACACTTGGCACAGAAATTCAGACTAGCCATTGCGTTTCTCCTGGGCCGTAAAGGAATTCTGGATGCCATCGCTTTGCTCAGTCATCGCGCAACTTACTAGCCTCAACGGTGAGGTTTGCCCAATCGGTTTCGGCGATATTCCACTCCGTGATGAACTCTTCTTTCAATGCACACTCTCTGGCAACATCGGCGCGTAGGCGTTCGATCTCGGCGGCGGCTTCACGCAGAATGTCCTCATGGAAACAGTCTCCGATTTCAGCTATCCTGGCGGCGTCATTCAGCCGTGCGACAATATCCTCGCTCATTTCTCAGTCACTCCGTTTTGGATGGCGTTTGCCGTCGCCCCCAGCGTGTAAGGAATCCTTACACGCTGCCTCCGCTCGGCGCAATCTCGGCGCAATGTTGTTACGGCTCATGGCGTGAAGCTTGTGAAGATGGCCCGACAGTAAAGCGCGAAGCCCAGCATGAGCCATGGCGAGACTAGCATCAGGCAAATGACGCCCAAGATTGCTTTCAGGTTGATTATTCTTGGTTCTCTTCCAGTACGTTCCGCCATCTGGCTCATTCCTCCGTTACTGCGTTTTGGATGGATGCCTTTACGTGCTGTCCAATGATCTCATCGAGCGCAAACAGCGCCGTCCTGTATTCACCGTCAATGATCATGCACATCACGTCGGCAACCCTGGAGGGAAACATATCCTGGATGCTAGTGAATATTCCCGTATCTTTGGAAAGAGACCTATTGTCGGTATGGGTGTCATCATTAAGGCAATCGTTGACGTACCAACGAGCCTTCTGCATATCCTCCAGGTAACGACCCTTCTTGGCGGCTCGCCAAAGATATTTGATCGCATTGCCTGGGCAGAAGCCCATACGGCGAGTCAGGGTGATACATTCAAATGACTCACCCTGGTAATGTGATGGTCTGTTGACCGGATCATGATTAAGTTGCGGCCCTAATGACATTGGTCCTCACCTCTTCCATCGATGTTCACAATCAGGACATTGCCATTCTGTAATGCGGTCCAGCGTCATATCGGTAAGCCCCATCTGTCGCCCCCACCTCCCCTTGGCGCGGGTAGCGCCGTATGCGGCGGCGTATTCATCGGCGCGCTTCTCGGCCTTGGCTATATCGGTTTCTGGAACACCCTTCTGTTCATAGTGTTTACCGGCTAGCGCAAACTCAAGCCCGGTATCCCAGATACTTCCGCCGTTGAGGTCGGCTCCGCAATGCGGGCAATGGCCATGTTCGTTGGTCATACTAGTCTCTTGGTGGCATCGGCCGTCTCGGCCTCTAATTCAGTCTTAGGTTCCCATCCTGGGGTGCAGATGACAAGCCGCCATGAGGCGAGCACCCTCGCATACTCATGAAGTTGAGTAGCGAGGGCCTCGGCCTGGACCTTCCAATTAATTGGCGCTGCCTGGGGCATTCTTTAACCAAGGCGCCGGTCCAAGAAGCGCCTCCATATTGCCGGTAGCGTCAGCATGCTCTGACGTAATGCCAACGTTGCCAGGGGTGGTTTCCGTCGTTGGCGGGATGGGTACGGTCGGCGCGGTGGTGGCGACCGGTGGTGATCGGAACACTACCTCTACCGGTTTGGGACTAGGCTTCTCCGTTTTCTCAGGGAGAAGCGCGCCCAGCGCCTGCAACGCAGCCACAAAGACCCGCATTTCTTCCTGACTGGTGAAGTCGGCCGCAAGCCTGATACGGCCTGGGTTAAACTCCACCACAAACGGACCCTTGGCGCCGTCCATGGAGGCAGAGGTGGCTGGCGGCGCCGCCCCCCAACCGTCAGGTTCGTTCTTCCTTGAGAAGATAGACATGACTTACCCTTTCTTGATGGAGAATGATCGCAACGCACGAAGGGTGGCCAATCCAGTACCAGCCTTCGGCCCACCGTTAACGTCAAGCAGGTCGGTCTTCTGCTTGCCGTGGTTATAGCGGGTCGTGGTGATGGTGCGGCCATCGGTGAAGGCGTTCCATGCCCGCGTGGTGACGTGAAGGGCATAGCCCGGATCGATCACCCGGCTGCCGCCCGCCTTACCACGCTGGTTGGTGATGGCTTGACGAAGCGCCAGACGTGGATCGCCGACCTCAAGATTGGCGCCGGTAGCGAGACCCTCCAGAAAGTCAGCGACATACTCGGTGTAGGCGCCGGTGGTCGTGCCCAGCAGTAGGCAGGCGGCAACCGGCGATGGCGGGATGATCCCGATGAGCTCATTGGCAAGCGTCGAGTAGGTCTCTATTTCCGAGAATTCCGAGAGGAATTGCTCGACCGCCGCCGTGGTCTGCCCATACCCAACGGACAGACCGTCGAGATAATTAAGCACGATCTTGGTAGCGCCAGAAACCACCCGCGGCGCAGCTACGCCCCGCATTTTCAGGCTGTCCGCGGCTGAGCGGCCGCGGCCTTGGTCGAGCGTGTACACCACGTTGTCCGGGATGTTCTCCACCAATTCCATTTCCTGCGGGATGCCAGAGAGGATGATGGCGCGAAGGCGTTGCTGCCCGTCGATCATTCGGCCACGCACGTCGATCTTGATACTCTCGCCGTTATAGCGCCAGCGGCCAGCGGCCATGTCGCTGGCATAGCGACGCACCCGCCCCGGAGAAAAGGAGCGATTGTTTTCGATATTCTGATCGAGCAATTGCTTGGCTCGGTCCGGTGTAATTACTGTACGCATTTCCATTTACTCCTGGTTTATTTGAGACATTAGGTCAGCGGCGGATGTCGCTAACACAAACTGATCGGCCTCGGCCGCATATGCTTCGACCATTCTGGTGGTTTTATGTCCAAGTAGCGCCGCTATCTGGGCATTCGAGGCCCCGGCTTCTCGAAGCAACACCGCCACGGTCTTCCTTAAACCATGGAGGGTTTTCTTCACGCCCGCCGTGTCTCTCACGATATCGAAGTGATACCGCAATCTCTCAAGCCTGCCATGATTAGGCTCCGGCATTTGCAAGACAAACTTGCCTCCGGAATCACGGGATAGCTCGAGGATTTCCCTAAACCGACCGGTGGGTTTGAACCGCACCAAAGCGCCGGTCTTTTGTTGCTTGACTTGGTATGTGTCGCCGCTCCAGCCATCCAGTGGCATGGAGCAGATGTCGCTGACGCGCTGGCCTGTCGCCAGTCCGATATCGACGGCGTCCAACACAAACCCCCGTTCCGGGTGTATCTCTATGTAATCCCTAGCCGCGTCCTGGTACTTCACAATCTCATATGAATCCCAGGCCTCGAATGGAACCGACCTATTGCTGGTCTTTGGCATGGTGATCATTGGAAATTCGGTGATCAACTCATTCTCCATCCCCCAGGAGAACAATCTGCGCGTGACCTTGGTGGCGCTACGCATGGCTCCATGCGAGGCTGCGCTCTTGTCCCATATCTTAAAGAGATCGGCCCGCTTAATCGAACCAACCTTACGGGCATTGATCGGCTCCAGCTTTCTCAGGTAGCTGGAGTAAACCTTTTGGGTGGCCGGCTTCAGGAATCCAAACTCACGCGAGTTGGTGAATTCTTCGATCAGTTTTTGGACTGTCGGATCAGGGGCGGTCTTGCTCATGGGTTTTCAATAACTCTAGGAATTGCAATCTGACTTTGGGTTTATCCCTGATGTCCGTGGAAGATGCAATACCTAAAGATTTTTTAACGGCATCCCGGCACGACTCCTCCCGATCCTTCTTGGATTCGGTGGCGTCATTGGGTCCAAGCATGAACAACTGAAACCCGGCGTCACGGCACCTGGCGCCGTGCATCTTGAAAACACGTTCACCCTCGGCCTCATCGTTGAAGGCTTCGCCTTCTTCATCGAGGGCCACCAGCGCCACCCCGTAGCGCTTGCCAACCGGATCGCGCCATAGCTGGTCTGGGGTTTCATCTGGATGAATGACCAGGGTTAGCACATGGCCGCCACGGTCTTGCTTGAGCGCGATCTTGAGCGCCTCAAACGCCATTGGTTTACCGTTCATCGACTATCTCCAATGGTTTCGATGACCGCTTCGAGGAAGCCTTTCGCTTGCGCGAGGTTGATGGCGTTACCGCTTCCGCGCAGCGCGCCCACGCGGTTGCGAATGGACCCAGCATCAGCCAGAGGGAATGTGCCGGGTTCAACCGACCGCCACCTGCCATCCCGGCAATAGAGCCAATCAGCATCTCGCCAGAGGCCGTTAGTCTGGCTGGGCTGTTCGTGTCGATCTTGTCCGCATCCCTCACTAGGCAAGCGCAGCCGTGCTTGGTTGGCCAACTTGCCAACGCTACCGCCGCCGCCAAGTCCGGGCCGTGGTTTCGCATCGCTTCTATTATCGCCCCCTTCGAGGATCGAACGCCCTTGTCCGCCAGCGCCGCTGTCGGCGTCGGCCACCCAATACAATCGTTGCCGGATGTGCGGCGCACCGAAGCCCGCAGCGCAGGTATCAACCGCCCCGAAGGAGTAGCTCGCTGCTTCCAGGTCAGTTTGTACAAGGTCGAGCCAAGCGAGGCCGTCTTTGCTTGCAACCTGCTCGCCAACGATGATTGTAGGTTTGCACTCTTCGATGAGATGGAAGAACGCGGGCCATAGGTGCCGCTCGTCAGTAAACCCGCCGCCTTTGCCAGCCGCGCTGAAAGGCTGACATGGACATGATCCGGTCCAGATTGGGCGATTGTCTGGCCATCCGGCACAGCGGAGAGCGAGGCTCCATCCGCCAATACCGGCGAAGAAATGATGCTGGGTGTAGCTCTTAATCTCATTGGCGGTAACATCCTCTATGGAACGTTCGTCCACATCTCCCGGAGCTATCAGATTATTTGATATCAGTTCTCGCAACCATGCCGCCGCAAATGGATCGTTCTCGTTGTAATAGGCGGAGGATGTCATCCTCTACCAACCATCTTGTAGCCCTTCTCACGCATCTGCCCGAAGTAGCGGGCCAGGGCGCCGCGCAACAACTCATCGATAGCATCTTCATCCATGCCATGCAGGGCATGGTGCCCATGCATATACCTAGATGCCGTCTCGAATGGGGCCTCGAGATCACAAGCATCGGCCCTGATCTCGTCGTCTATAACGTGCGGCGTTACATGCAACCGATACCCGCACACCCTCGCCACCTCAATCGCGGCAGTGATTGTGGTGGGGGAGCCCGTCGCCACTGCCATGAAGTGCGCGGGGCCATACAGATGATCCTCCGCCAGTTCCTCCAGCGTTAGTCCGCGGGCCACCGCGCCAGAGATACATCCTTGCACGGCGGCTTGTAGTTCGGCGTTTGCTGTCCGCGTTAACATTAAGCGCCGAAGCGAAGTATTCTTCGACTGCGACTTGCCACTTGGACTTGACTGGGATTGTCCTTGGGTTTTTTCGGGCATGCTCTTTTATCCTCTCGGCGCTTTCAAGCGCACGCCCACTTTGCGGCGGGCGGGGCAGATCGCTGCTCCGGTTGTTGTTGCAACGGCGATGGGCTAATCGCTTGTTGTAGATACAGTTACCCCCGCCTTTTGAGCGGGGGATAACGTGGTCCATGGTGGCGGTGTCGGGGCATGTGATAGCCCCCGGCTTCCACACCATCACCCGACCGCAAAGCCAGCAATGACCCTGTTGCGCCGCCCAAAGAATAGATCGATGGGTTTGCGTGGTCATGTCTAGCCCTTTGACTTTTCCCTCACGGTGAAGAAACGGCCGGAGTGGACATAGGAATTATCAGCGGCGGTGAGGCCGAACGCCACCCCCGGCGCTAATTCAAACGGCTCTCCACCATCGGAAAAGGTTCCATCTGAATCACGGTTCACCGGTTCGACCAGGATGGGGTCTGGACCCATGTTCAGGATCGCGATCTTAGTTGTCATTTTGTATGTCCTCTCTTTCATTGGTAATGATGGGGGCGGGCTGGAATTGCACCAGCATAATGAACCTGGACTTCCCATCGGCTAGTCCCTCAGACAATGAGGGGCCGATGAACCATGGAGCGCCTCACTAAATTGGCTCCCGACCCCATACCCTATTAAAACGGAATCTCATCGTTGAAGTCGTCATCGACAGACTGGCGCTCATCATACTTTGATGCCGCCTGCCTAGCCGGTGGGCGAGAGGGACGAGCAGGGGCGCCGCCGCTGGCGGCTCCCTCGCGTGGAATGGACAACGACATCGACAGATACACGCCGCGGTCGTTCTCCTTGCGCCACACCGCCACCCGAAGGCTGGGTGTGCCGTTGCTCTTGTGCTGCTGCGCTAGATACCGGATGACATCCTCGGTAAGGGTGACCTGACCATAGTAGTCCGGGGAATTGCTGTTGCGCTTGTCCTTCGCCTTGGACAGGAGCGCGCTATTTTCATACGCCACTTTCAAACTCCTTCATTTTAGCCGCCCTCGCGGTCGCTAGCTTCGCATAGATATCAGGATCGTTGGCCTTCGCCCAGAAGATTTTTTGCTTCACCCCCTCGATATACAGATCGAGCGCCGCCTGACTATCGGCCGCATTGATTGCCGCCTCGATCTCTTCATAGGTGAGGCCGTCGGATTTGTCAGGGTTGGACTGGGCGGGCCGCTCGGCCCCAGACTTACCTTTGATCTTGTTTCGGCGAACACCCTTTTGGGTGGCTGAGGTATCGGCGTCCGGCTCACCGGTGACCAGCTTTAGAAGCTGGCGCATAAACACCTTCTCGGCATAGGACACCACCTTACCGGCGGTCTGCGGCCCCTCGAGATCATGGGGCACGGTGAAGCGGGCAAAATCCTTGATGGCGTTTCCGGCCTCGTCGAACAGCGAGAAGGTGTATCTCCACCCGATCACGTCGAAACCATCGAGAGATGTGGCGGTCTCCTCGGAGATAACCCAGGACACCCCCTCCTTGAGGAGAGCCTTGGCGGCCTTCTCGTAGTAGGTATCGATCGAAACGAAATTCCAACCCTCGTTGTGGGATTCGTTCTTGATGAGCGGCTCGATCTCTCTGGCCACCTTGATCACCCTGGCCAGAATGCTGGAGGCCGGATCGGAGTCGGTTTTGGCGGTGTCTGTCTTAGACTTTGGCCTCATTTGAACAACGTCAGTCATATTGATCTTTCTCTCTGGCCCATTGCGAACAGAATGGCGCCGCGTCGCAGAAGCTGGCGCATCTAAGCGGTATCCCTGGCCGATGGTCAACTCTATATTCGGTAGGATTTTTCTTTTCAAGCTTGGCCGCGATGGCCAGGTCCAGGTTATCGAACACCGCGCTGGCACGCTTGCCGCCCTCCTTCATCAATGCCCATGACTCACCCCTCCGCCAGCGCTCATCGTCGGTGCATAGTGGGAGCTCGTCGTCAAAAGCGCTGGATGCCCGTGCGGAGGCATGGATGCCAATCCGCTCCCGGATATAGCGAAGCTGCTCAGCCTCACTCCAGAGTGGTATATGGATCATTATGACCGGTCTTTGCGGGTAGTCGCGGTCGTACTTGGCTTGGGCGCTTTTCCAGTCCCTCAGTATGGCGCATACCCGCAGCCCATTGGGGCGGATGCCCTTGCTGGCCTTGAACAGATAGGCATAGATGTTGAGTTGCCTTTCCCATTCCGGCTTGCCATCGGCGGCCCAGGTGGTGGTCACCTTGTAGTCGGTGATGACCACGCCGTGATCTTCATCCATCCATAGGTCCATGCCTCCGGACACCCGCCAGCCATCGATCTCGGCGTAGAGCCGCTCCTCCACGTAATCATGGAGGCCGGCCTTGCGGCCGTATTTCTCAAGGACCGAATGCACCCCCTGCCCAAATAGGGACCACATCATATCAGAGACATCGGCGACCATGTCGGCGTCATGCCTGACCTTCAGGATCGATATCCGCGGGCTTTCGATAAGCTCGGTGGCTGAAAAATCAGCGCTCCCCTTGGAGTAGGGGTCCTTCTTTACCGCCTCCACCAACGGCGGAGGGAGTGAGTAGTTGTTGGTTATTTTCATAATACACCATTGATGTTTTAGCCCCGGCTAAAGCATACTTAACGGTACCGCCGGTGGCTTTGTCGAACTTGGCTGTCATCATTACCGCCCCCGGCGCCGAGAGGCCACATTCCATGGCCATCAGGGCGTACTGAGCGCCGGAACCATCCGCTATAAATGGCGAGGTTAACCCCACAAAAACGTTGTTCCCCTCGTAGAAGAAACTCCTCCCATCAGGGGAAAGAATTGTAGCGCTTGCCCCAGACCACTTATCCGGCAGGTCTTTCCAGGCCGCCTTGGTGATGGATTTCACGCTCCGTTTGGAAAACCATTCACCGAAAGAGGCCACCATCGACGCTTCACCCGCCCCGGCGCACCACCATCCATCCTTGGATCGGAACAGTTTATTGGTGCTGCCATATACCCTATCCGCGCCACTATCCCAGAGAAACGAATCGACGGCGATAATCCCGTCCTTAATGGCCACCGTGGTCATCGTTGCGCTCCTTCATATCGATACCGCGGCATCGTGGGCCAATGCTGTTCGCACTCGTTACCACGACGTGGACTATTTCCATACCATTCCTGGCGGCGAGACGGTTTACTTCCACTCGCCGGGGAACGGAGGCATCCCTCGCGCAGGGGGCATTCGGTGTCGCGGCAGTAAACGATGGCTGGCATGAAAAAGAGATTGCCTTCTTCTCCAAGTGTTGGCAAGAACATAGTGTGAACGAAGCAAGTAAAGACATAGTAGTCTTCGATATTGAAGGAGAGCCTGCGTCAAAGGCTAACTCCAGAAGGATCGTTAGACGTGGTAAACGACTCAGCAGCATCAAGTCTGAGAAGGCTATCGACTATGTGGAAACCTTCCGGAAGCAGTGCCCGAGGCTGATTCCACCCCTGGAATGCCTGCTGCATCTGGACATCACCATTTGGTATGCCTCATGGCGCCCCGACCTGGATGAATCTCTCATCCTGGACGCCATGCAGGGCCTTGTGTTCGTGAACGACAGACAAGTGGTGAGTAAGCATGTCGTTAGAAGGATCGATCGTGACCGACCCAGGTCTCGAATCCATGTCTCGTCTATGGAGGGCTTTCCTGTCGAGGATGTTCCTCGACACCCTCGACCCAAGAAAAAGAATTTCGGCTAACGCCCAAGCCTTCTTCGCCGACCAGGAACACTACGAACTCATTTGTGAGTTTGGGGCGGTGGAGTGGGAGGTGTTGTCGGATTGCTATGACTATCTGTGGACGCTGCCGGTCGAGGGTCGGATGGAATATGCGGCAATGGTGCGCGACGCCCTATCGAAAGAATTGCTTCTGCCCACTCCATCAAAGATGCGCCGGGCGCAGCGGCAAGCCATTCTTCAAGGTCAATAGTATGCCGGTCATTACGATCTTTCATGTCTCCACTTCCAGTTTGTAATCCTCGGGGGTGGTGAAGGCGAGCGGAAGCCCCTCTCGCTTGAGGCGAAAGGTTGAGGCGATAGCGGCGAGGCACTCAGTGCTAGCGCGCCCGTCATAGGCCATTGGGTCCACCCTAAGATGGTATAGGCGACGGGTTCCATCCGGTTCCGGAGTGGAATTGGTGACCTCCACCATGATTAAAGGCTCATCGTTGGGAAACACCGCGCGAAGTAAGCGCCGCGGAAACCCATAGCCATCGAGGTCTTTGTCCACCACCACGGCGTTGGCGTCGAGAATGAATTTCTCCGGCGTCATTCTGTCGATCATAACCCGGCGCACTTCCGCGTTCATCTGATCCAGCACCTGTTGCGCCGTGATGGAGGATGGAGTCTCCACGACATAGGCAGGCATCATCACGCCATGGATGTAATAGATCGCCACGCCATCGGACCACGCCGCATGTGGGCCGGTGTCATTGTGCGGACGGTTCCTGTCATCGAAGCTCAGTATTGTTGGAAAATCGCAACACACCACGAAGCTTTCATGCATGAAGCGGCCACCACCGGAGAATAGGGAATCTCTCCAGTGGCTCCAGGCCGGAATCCCTTGGGTTACCGGCTCCCCCATGACATTGACCAAAAAATCTATGAACGCCTCCGATGAAGCCGACATGCCACCGCTATGCCACATGCGATATGCATGTTGGATATACTGGGCGCCAAGCTGGCCCAGGCCACCTTTATTGTTGATAGCGGCCATATCGTAGGGGTTGAGCGCCCATAACGATTGGTCTGGTTCGGCGCGCGGCAAATCCACCACAAAATCGATCAGCTTGTTGAGCTTCTTGTCGTTCCAATTCTTTTTGCTGAACATGCGAAAGGCGGCGGCCAGAAGACCAGCCATGATCCGCCCCTCGAGCGGGGACCGCGCGAAGAAAACCCTGGTGGGGCTTAACTCTGGCAACCCAACCCCCCCGTATAACGCCTGCATATCGGCTATGAACCGAAGTCTTTCCTCAGCGGTTTGCCGCGTGGTGCGCAAACTCAATTCACTCCATTTTTTGGAGTGATCTTTGAGCAACTCTTCCTGTCTGGGGGTGAGGATTGTGGTATCGGTCATTGTGGTTCTTTCGATTAGAAATTATCGATCAAGCGGACCCACCCAGATACGCTCCAGGTGGGTCCGATCGAAATGGTTGGTCCAGTTAATCGGCGTTGAGAACTAGCGCCGCCGGGGTGTACTGCACTTGGGCCAGGACCTCATACAAGCCCGCCGGAATGTCGATATGATCGTGCTCGGCCTTGGCGCCGGAATCATGCTCATGGCGAAGCGCCTCGGTGGCGCCTCCGCCCACCAGCAGAAAATCCATGGTCGGCAAGCCAGCAAGCGCCGCCATCTCCGGGGTTTCAGCCCGGTACGCAGTCACGTTCGGGGACCGGAAGGTGTGGGCATGCCCGGTGCGTTCGCCATAGGCGATCACCACTCGGTCATACTTATCCCGCTGCAACGGCTGGGCGTCGGCCGGAAGCGGCTTATCGGTTGCTAGTAGGAGCACATCGCCCTGTCTGTAAGCTTTCCTTGTCATGGCCTTCTCCTTCTTCTGTTAGAACGATCTAACTCCCGACCTGGGCTAGGGTCAACGATGTATTTTCCAGTTTTTCGGTAATACCCCCTTGTGGCCACAATTGAGCGAGCGTAGCGTTAGCTGGCTTGCCTCTCCGTGGGCCAGCTTTCAGCCTCCGGGGCGGTGACGCCCATGGCATTAGCGGAGACCCCGGATGGTTCTAATGCCCTCCCATCCGGATCGTGGTCAAAGGGTATACGTGGGTTAGTGGCCCGGCCTGTAGCTGCTTGTGGAAAGTGGATGCGGGCGCCGTCATTCGAGAGACCGGCGGGCGCAGTGAAGGGGTACAGGATGACCGCCCCGCTCCGAGAGGAGTGCGTCCATTCCACCTGTGAGTCCGGGATGCCCCAGGTTCCCAATGCCGAGCCCGACCCCATGGATCAGTGTGTCCGTGGGGCCGGGTTTCTGTAAGCCCGAACACCCCAGATTCCCTGGGTTACAGGAAGGTAAGAATACCGGAGAGGGAAATTCATGAAGAAGTTGGACATGCGGATGATCGCTGCGCTCTTGGAGCGCGGCGATGTGGAGGGACTGGCTGAGGCCATGGCGATAGCCGCCAGATTGTCGGTCGATGAGCGCGGCCGACGCATCCTGTTTTACCTACCTGAATCGATTGCAATGCAGATGGCTCAAATACTCGTTGACGCCAGCCGCCTTGAGATCGATGATTGAGTTTCCGGTTGATGTTTGGGGGTGGTTAGATGGGTCTCGATCCGGCGGTTGTGCGAGACCTGATAGGGTCCCGCGACCATCATCGGACCCCATGCCCCGACTGTAGCCACCTAAGACGCACACACAACCAGAGCGCGCCAGTTCTTAACCTCACCCGCCAGGGCGATCTGATCCTATTCAACTGCCACCATTGCGGTGCATCCGGCGCCGTGCCGGATGGCGCCGACCCCTGGCCAACCCCAGTGATCAAAAGGAAAAATTACATGCCATCAGCCGAGGTTGTCCCCATCAATAGAGCGAAACCACCAATCCGAATTGACGCCGATGATTTCAAGTCGCTGTCTCGAGAGCATGAGGACTACCTCGCCCTCCGTGGTATAGGGATTCATGTAGTTAACAAATGCTTTATCCACACCGCAACCAAGTATTTCCGAGAGGTGGGTGAGTTGGATTGTATCGCATTTCCCTACTTCTCTACGTCTGGAGAGGTACTCGCGTGTAAGTACCGCACGCTTGAGAAGGAGTTCACTTCCGAGGGTCATTTCAATACCTGCTACTTGTCTTGGCTTTTACCTAAGGACCCGGAAAACCATGTCCTGTTTATTGTGGAAGGCGAGATCGACGCCCTGGTGATGAAAAGCCTCGGTCGTGAGGCTGTGGTTTCGGTTCCTAACGGCGCCAATGTGGGCGCCCATAGCGAATGGCTGGTTGAATTGGTGGCCCTAGCCGCCAACTTCGCCGGGGTCGCAATCGCTGTCGACAACGATGAGCCCGGAAGAAAATGTGCGGAACGGCTCAGCCACCAATTGCCCAACGCCGTGGTTGCGGCTTTTGAAGGAGAAAAAGACATAGCGGCCTATCTCGATAGCAACGGGCCCATTAGCGCCAAGCTGGCCATAGAAAAAATCTCTAATGAGGTTTTGGCTAAGTCTGAACGGGTTCGTAAGAGTGTTGGGCAACTTGTAGCCAACGCTAACCTGTTCCTCGATCGGTTGCAGCAACTCTACCGTGGGGAGATTTCCAGGGGTTTCGATATCGGACTGGGTGCTGGCGTTCATAAGCTTTACTCCGTGCCGCTTGGGGCTCTCACTGTGATAACCGGATGGCCCAACGATGGCAAATCGCAGTTCCTCGATAACATCCTGGTGGCTCTAGCGCGCGATCATGGCCTTAAGGCGGCGATCTGGTCGCCTGAAAATAATCCAGAGGTCCATATCGCTAGGCTCATGGAGATCAAGTCGGGAACAGCCTTCTTCTCTAGCCTCACCGGGGCTACGCGCATGACCCCCGAGGCCATGATCGAGGAGCTCAGGTGGGTCGATGAGAACTTCCTATTCCTGCCGCAGAGCTATACCCAGGAAGCCAGCCTGGATTCCATATTGGCCCGCATGAGCGAAGCTATCGCCAACAACGGCGCTAAGATTTGCGTGATCGATCCCTACAACTACATCGACAAGCCCCAAGGCGTAGATAACGACGTGGAATGGATCAGGCGCCTGCTCATCAAGCTCAAGCGCTTCGTGCAAACCCATGACGTGCATTGCTTCCTGGTGGCCCACCCACGGCAACTGCCCGCTGGCTCTCGACGTTTCCCACCGACCGGCTTCCATATCTCAGGCGGCGGTCAATGGAACGCTATCACCGACTTCGGCATCACCATGTATCGGCCGAAGGTGGAGACCGATGGCTACGGCCCGCCGCCCTGCGAGTCGGAATTGGTGGTGTGGAAGGTGCGCCACAAATGGCATGGGCAAAGGGGGGTGGCCAGCCTGGATTACAACCCCCGCACCGGGCGCTACAGCGCCCCGTTAGCCAGCCACCAGGAGCATGTTAGGCATTGGCAGGATGACAACGATGATGTATGAGGCGATCCAACGAATAGGACTTTGGCTACTGCATTTCGTCATAGGCAAGCCGAGGAAGAGGAGATTCTGAAAATGGACGACAACGATGATGCTGGGAATGATAAACAAAATCTCTTCGACACCATGCTTTCCGATCTCCTGAAAGATGAACAAGCCAATGCCGCCAGAGGCCCAGCCGTAACCAAGGAGCAAAGGCTGAAAGACCTTCGTTCCAGGATAGCGATCATGGACGATGGCCAGGTGTTCGAGCGCGGCGATGCCGTTGATTGGAAGCCTGGGCTGTCGATAATGCGCTCGGTCGGCCCCTTCATTTTCAGGGGCTATCTACCTGAAGAAGATCGGCGCCGGTTCGATGATGATCCGGCATCGGCCTTCTATTGCGAAGAGGTTGACTGCATCATCGCCGATATCGGCCATAACGAGATCGGCAGTTCGTTGATCGAATGGGCGGTTTCATCTCGCCGTCTCACCATTATCGAAGACCCCAAAAGGCAGAAGCACTAATGCGCGATCTCGATCCAAAGGAAGTGGCCTGGAGTCTGTTCATCATGGCCGGTGTCGGCCTCATCGCCGGATGGGCCGCGGGCTGTCTGGTGTTTGCATTTATTGGATGGTGGTGATGGATTTCAGTTCCGATAACGCAAAATATCGCGCTGTAGAGTTTTACTTATCCATCCCGCCTAAAAGCGGCGACCCGGTCAGGAAGATTAATGGTGTCTGGTGTTTGGTCACAAATAAGAGGGACGCCACCCACACCTATTTAGGTGACGGCGAAGCCATCATTCGTACTGAGTCCAAGTCCGAATAATACAAAACCCCGGTTCTGGAATTCCCAGGGCCGGGGTTTTCTCTATCTCCACCACACACCGGCCATCACGCTTCCGGCGCTCCTCGAGTTTAGCCTCGAGCTCTTTTCGTATACTGTCGGTATCCCAAACGATGGCGACCATAAACCATGATAGCACAAAAAAAGAGGCCGCCATTGCTGGCGGCCTCAGGTCACTGACCGGGAATGGGAGGTTGAGGTCAGTAGTGTTCCGGGGGGAACGATCCCCTTCTACACCCATCTCGGTTGGTGTCATCTCACTATTCCGTAAGGATCATTTTACGATCCTCGATGATGGCGCTCTTCCTCTATCTCCAGAGACCGCCTAGTCTCAGCCACCTGGAACCGTGTGCGGATGGTGGCGCGGAGAGCGGAACGCACCTTACCTAGCCATTCCGTGTCCAGGTCGTTCTGGAGAAGGTGTTGCAGGATTTGCAACTGCATATCCGAGATCAGCCTATCGAGCCATTCGACCACGATGTCGGCCTGTTCGGAATCGGTTATCAGGTCTTGGTCCAGGTCGATCGGTTTGCCGCTGGCCGGTAAAATACTCATTCCAAAATCCCCCTTTAGATGATTTGGCAATCAATAGCATCGCGCGCCAGTTTACGCCACAGCCAGACCGGCATATAAGGGTTATTAGCGAGGAGCCTTGGAGGCCATCCTGGTTCATACCCAGGACTCACCGGGATCGTAACCCGGCCTCGCTCCCATACCCCGAACGGGACGATGGTCCGGTTTATCCCACAATCCCACCAAAATTGCACCGAGCGGGACAAAAAAATCCCCCAGGGCCGTGAAAGCCCTGGGGGTGTCGGCGCTATTGCTGTCCCTATTCAGTAGCTCCCTTCCGGGAGTATTTGAATGGGGCTATGTGCTGAGGTTCCAGTCCTCTTTCGTGCAGGGCCAACCAGGCCCTGACCGCCGTACAGGTCCATGCGTCTTGATCGGCCGGGCCATGGTCCAGTTCGTCCCTTCGTTGGATGAACTGAGCCCATAGCCCCGGCTTCACTCGATGGCATGGAAAGAGGGTGGTGTATTTTTCCTTCACGGGTATTGCACCTCTATGTGACCGGCGTCGGTGGCATGGTAGGTTTTGTCGCCAACCGCCACCACAAACGCACCCTTAGCAAAGCTAACACTAGCGTCTTCTACTCCAAGCAGGGTTAGAAACTCAAGCATCGCCTTCCTGGTGGTTGCGGTCCGGTGTCCATGGTGACGAAGGGTGATCTTGTTACCCTCCTTAACGACTATCTGATACCCATAGAGGGTCCCAACGAGGTTGCGACCATATCGGATCAGACACCTATTACGACCAGTTACCGCGTGCGATAGATGGCCGCTCACCACGGCTAGAGCCGCTCTTTGTGAAGTCATTTGTTTTAAGTAGCGCGCGCAATGCACGCCTCCTCTTCTGAGGGAAATGAAGGCCGGGATTGGCCCTCATAAAAAGAGGGCCGCGCTTTTGCGCGGCCCTGATCTTAGTATTCGCTCGGCAACAGCATAACGCCATCTATGAGCCAGATAGTGACTTCCGGTAGTGGGAAATCGGTATAGTCGATCATTTCTCGATAGACTTCCTTAAGATTACCGTCCTCGCATGTTAGGTATGCGGGGCGCGTTGCACCTGGTACTGGGTGAGAAAGCTCAAGCTTCCATGCCTGAAACTCCTCGGCCTTTACTTTAGGCTCCAGTTGCAGCGAGGCGACTTTATCAAGCAACCAGTAGGCGCCCGCCTTTTCGGCGAGATATTGAACGCCCTCAGTGTATTTCACCGGCATCAGGGGGTGACGGTAGATTTTCTCCGATCCATTGAAGCCGGATAAATCCAGGCTGTTTTCTGTGTTTGTCATTTGTGGTTACTCCGGGACTTGTGTGTCCCATAAAAAGAGGCCCCGGCGCAAGCCGGGGCCTGTCAGTTAGTTCGCCTGCGGTAGCTCGCCGGTCGAAGATGTCGCCGAGTTTGCACCGTCGAGTGAAGGCACGAGTGTTAGGTGTTGAGTTTGGACCTCAACAACCGGCCCCCCTAATGGGGAGCGCCCGATGTCTTCGAGGATCATTTGAGCGTCATCGGCGGCCTGGGTGTAGGCGTCGATGTGCCCATCCATCGAGGACTTATACGCCGCGCCCAACTTGCTAAGCAGGGTCAGCGTCTTCACGTCGATCAGTGTGGTCTTGGTCATTTTCTGTAGTCCTTAAAAGAGAAGCGCCACGGGATTGCGGCGCCCTCATAAAAAGAGGGCGCCAGCTTTCGCCAGCGCCCTCCCCTTCAGTTTCATGGATCGTTAAAGACATGCGCCACAATAGCGCCGAACCTCTAACTTTCCGTTGGGAGGGCGGACATTCAGGTCCGCCACGGGTCGATTTCGGCCTCGGACGGGCCGTCATAGGGTTCTTCCTCGGTTTCCTCAAAACCGGCGACCGGGAGCATTTCGCTCCGCCCGACGCAATCTCGCTCATGCTCCTCGGACATTTCCCGAGCGAGAGCCTCCGCCTGCCGCTGGGCGTCAGCGTGATCCGTAGCCTCGATTTCCCGGCTCCGGCGGCTGTCCATAAAGTGTTCCGGTTTAAACCGGGCTTCGATCCAAAAGCGCATCGCTCAACCCTCCACGATGTGAAGGCTCATCAACCTGTCACCACGCTGGACTGTCCAGCGGTTAGACCGGCCAACACGCACAGCGCCGATGCGGCTAAGAAATGCCAACGTCTTCACGTCGATCAGTGTGGTCTTGGTCATTTTCTGTAGTCCTTAAAAGAGGAAGCGCCACGGGATTGCGGCGCCCTCATAAAAAGAGGCCCCGGCTTACGCCGAGGCCTCGATCTTAGAACACAAACCAAGGGGGCTTTACTCCCTCGGCCTGGCCGAGCGTGTATTCACCCGCCGGGACCATCACGAGAGTTTGGTGTTGCTCAAGTTCTGGCGGGCGCTGGCCGATTGGTTTAAGCCACCAAAGCGACTTTAGCGTGGTGCGGTCATGGTTCCAGCCGAATAGATCATCGGCGCTGGTTCCCATAACCTTGAAGCATCGGGGTTCATCGAAATACACATCATGCGTTTCGCCAGCTTCGTCGAAGGCGATCACATAACTTGTGAAGATTGATTTCCCAACATTCCGCCGATATTGCTTGGCGGCGGCTTCTTCACATTCAAATTCGTTCATGGCTTTTTATCCAAAGAGGACGATGCCGACCAGGGCCACAAAGAACGCCAGAATTGCGGTAGTGACCGTGATCAGGATGATGCCAACAGTAGATGGCGGCATCGACATCGGAGTACGGTTCATGGTGAACCTCCATTTTGGTTTTTGTAGGGCGGGATTACCCCACATAAATAGGGGGCCGCGCTTGCGCGCGACCCCCTACCTATCAGGACCTTTTGCGATACGTGAGACGGCGCGGAGTGGGTGAATAGCCGTGCTCGACCATCCATTGTTCCCATTCGTCGTCATTCATCTTGTCCACATTGACCCACTCATCTTGACTTTCATCAAGCACAGCGGCGTCGTAGCGGACCTTCTTGGCTTCGTATTCTTGATCGGACATATAGTTCACGTCATCCGACCAATCTACGCCGTCCATGGCGTCCTCATCGACTTTCTTCGCCCATTCTTCATAGGTGAGTTCATCGTAGGAGGCGTAGCCATAGCGCGCTCCGTGCTTATATCCGCCCTTGTAGGAGGTTTGATCCTCCCACTCGGTTCCGGCGTTGATTCCGGTGGAATAGCCTAGCCCATAGCTGGGCCTGGAGTAGCTGTTGGAGTAGAATAGGTCTCCAACCCAATCCCCGGCCCATTCGTTGATGATGATGGGCTTAGGATTGCCGTTCACGGCTATGGCGATGACGTTGCTATAACCGACGCGGGCCTCGACCGCCGAAACTCCCTTTTCATGGGCCAACCAGCCTACGCCAGCGGCCACCACTAGGGGGTGTAGTTCGTCTTCGACGTAGGCTCGCGTGTCCGAGAGGGTTGCTTTCGCATAGACTGATGCGCCTCCCGGCTTCTTTTCGATAAGCGCCCGAGAGTCCGCTCGGGTGCCGCTGATGACTCCGTTGTGGAACAGCAGAGCCTCGTCACCCAGGTTGAATGGGTGGGTGTTCTCGATATTGACCGGGCCGTGAGTGGCGAACCGCTGATGGATAATCAGCGGCGCCCCATTCGGCACCTTGTTTATCACCTTCTGGAAGGTCTTTTGCCGGATGCTCTTTCGAGCAATCCACATCGAGCCGTCATACCAGGCGAGGCCGAAGCCGTCGTCGTTTTGGCTGGCCGAATATGAGAGAGTTTTCCAGTCGAGAGTTTCAACGCCTTTCGGCGCGATGGTGATTAAGCACATTGGTTGTTATCCTTGGTGCGGGCGGCTTGGCGGGATTGCCTGCCTCCCATAAAAAGAGGGCGCCAGCTTTCGCCAGCGCCCTCTTCTCAGCTTAAGCCGCGTTCTCCAGTGTTTCCACCAAATCCTCGGCGATTGCTTTTCGGCTCACCCTTACTCCGAACAAGAGCCGCGCCAAATTGGGATAGACCTTGGAGTAGCCTTTCAGCCATCCCAAAAATTCCCGGTAGTGCATTGGCGCCGTGTTCGATTGCGTGCCTGCGAACTCGATGATGGCGTCGCAAAATTCCACCGCTCGCATCACGCCTTGATGGGCCACGTTACCCCTGAACATTCTAAACTCAACGGTTGGCTTGTTGGTCGAGAAATTCAGGGCGACATAGCGGTCATAGCCATTCTCGGCTTTTTGTTTAGCCATCTTGACTTTGACCGTAGCCGGATCGGTAACCCCTCTCCGGCCGCAGTAGCTATTGGGCTCACGCCCGGCTACCTTAGTGAGAAAGGCTTGGTTAGCTTCGTTTAAGAAGAAGCGATCCGTCTTTCCCCATGTGGACCAGGGCGCCGAAGCCCTGCTCACATGAATGTGCAATCCGCACATTGACCTGTTCCACGCGCGCGCCCCCTTATCGACCATGTAGGTCAAAACGGGTTTCAGATCGTGGGTTACAGACCATCTCGTCATCGGCAGCGTGCAGAACTCCGCCCCTAGGTAGGGCAGCGATCCATCTGATTTGTAGATGCCGACTTGTTTAGTATAGTGTGTTTCAATGATGTCGTTGTATCCAGACCTATCTTCACACACGAACTCGATCTCGCATCCGAAGAACCGAGTGCTCTCAGTTACCCGTTCGCCTGGGCCGCTGAGATATTCGACACCGATTTCATCAATCGGCGACGATGAACAGTCTAAGAGACCGTCGCAGTCGTCGTCGTCCTCGGGTGCATGGAACGTCGTGGTCCGATATCTCCAAGAGTGAGAGTGGGAGTTTTCATAGACGCAATGCGGACAAAAATAATTGCAGCTGTTTTCATCGCTTAGGATGAAAGAATCGGCTACACGCTGGCCGCAGTAATTGCAACAGACTATCGACTCGCCACTCTCTTTCGCGAATAGCTCATAGGCTCTTTCGAGCTTGATGATCGACGATATAGAGTTCAGCGACCTAACGACGGATGGTACGGATTGACTCAAATCATCCGATAGCCGTTGCATGAAGTCCATGGTGTGGTTGATTATCGCCCGTCTCGCCGAGAAACTAATCGGCCCCGGCGATGGGGTGAAATAGTCCCATGGATGTGCGTCGAAGGGTTCTGGTACATTCCATTCATTTGTGGTCATGGATGTTACTCCTGGGAGCTTTCGCTCCCATGGAAAGAGCCCCCGGCTTTCACCGGAGGCTCCATCCATTTTTAGTATGATGGCCGATTGCGGCTTTTTTAGGACCGCATCAGCAATCGCAGCAGCAGAATGAAAGCAAAGAGGCCAACCCAGCCGCTAAGGGCGGTCAAGTCATAAGCGGTCATGCGCGTTACTCCCGTGAGGCTTCCGCCTCATAAAAAGAAGCCCCCAGCTTTCGCCGAGGGCCTCTCTCTCATTTAGGTTTGCCGAAAATCGCGCAGGTCGCGGTAGCGACAATCCATATGGCCCCTATAGCCCATAACAGGATCATGGCATGGGCCACCATTTATTGATAAGCCAATCAGCCACACGTGGGCCAATAGGATAACCAAGCAAGCCGATGCCAATGAACAGCGGGGCATAGGGCAATAGATCGCTCATGGCTTTAGTCTCCAGTGAGGCTTTCGCCTCATAAAAAGAAGGCCCCGGATTGTGCCGGGGCCTTCCTCTCATGCTGGCTGAGTGATGCAGTAGGCGGTTTCGAGATTCCCTAGGAGGGTATAAAAGGCGTCCCTCTTGGAATCTTTTGATGCAGGCGAAGCCGTCGCCCAATCATCGTGGACTTTCTGTAGGATTTGGGCGTCTTCTAATTCCTCTGTGGAATTAAAATACTCGCCCCAGTGTAGCGGGCTAAGGATCTTGTCACCGCCGCGTATCTCATCGTACATTTCATCGGTAAGAGCGGCGCCGATAGCGCACACGATGCGGGGTTTATCCGCACCCCAACCGCGACGTTCAATCCCCCCACCGGCGCGGTAGTAACAGCCGATGAAGGATTGACCTTGTTGGGCTTGCAAGATGCCTTGATCGAGCGCCTTGCGGCAGGCGATCAGGATTTCCAGCATGGTTAGTGTGAACATTGTTAGTGCTCCTGGGGCGGGATGCCCCATACCAAAATGGCCCCCGGCTTTCGCCGAGGGCCTCTCTCTATCTATGACCGCCAACATACTCGCCGAGGATCACAAGCACTCGGCAGGCGAAGACGATAGCAACAATCGGCAGGGCTACCGGCCAGATGATGCCGAGGGGCGCCCTTTCTCTTTCGTTGAGCAGGCCGCAGGTAAACATCCATGCGACCAGGCCGATTAGGTAGGCAAACACTAGGCTTTCCATGTGGTTTCTCCTCCGAAATAGCCCAGGCCGCGCGTCTATCCGCCGAAGGCGGGTCCGCACATTCCATAGGGCTACATAATACAAAGGGGCCAGCCCTCTCGGACTGACCCCTCGGCATTTATAACGCCACCATCGCCTTGGCAGCATCGGCAATATCTACAGCACCCTGATACGCTTCCGCGTGCGTCAGGTAGCCGATGTCGACAACGCGGTCGTCGAGGTCCATTACCACGAACCGATTGGTGTCCCAATCATAAGCAATGATGTAGTCGCCGACATACTGGCGCTTAGAGTAACGTGCGTTGGTCATTGGATTGCCTTTCCACTCGCCCTTGTTACAGGCGAGTTGTCGCTACGCTCCTGTAACTGATGTTACAGGCGAGTAACAGTGGCGATGGCCTCAAAACGATGGGTTAATCCCGTTACGGGGCATCAACCCACGGCGTCCGGCCGTCGCAGAGACTTGGCAAGTCTCTAGAAACAGAAAGCCCGCCAACACCTTGCGGTGCGGCGGGCTCTCCTTTGTGGTCCTACGCGGCCCTGGCGATAGCGGCCTGGGCGTCTTTGAGGGTTAGTGTCCCGCGCTTAGCGGCTTCGGCAATGGCCTTCTTGGCGTCCTTCACGGCCTTGCGGCTTGGTGGCGGGGCGTCGGCATCGTCGTTACCTTGCGCGGCCTGGCGGATGCGCTCTTGCTCCGCTTTCTTAGCCTCTTTGCGCGCAATCTCCCTGGCCTTCTCCTCCTTCGCAATGACGCTCTCCTCGGCCTTCATATCCGCGTCACGGTCGAGGGCATTGCAAGCCTTCACGATGTCGGAGGGAAGCTGCTTGGCGTGCTGCGTAATCAGCGCCCGCTTGCCGTCCAGTTTCTTGTGGTCCCTGGCGAAAGTAGAACGGATCATGCGCAACAAAGCGGACATAGCGCTCTCGCGCCGCTCCTCCTCCCACTCCGCTGCTTGGATGCCGTCATAGGCGACGTTGATTACGTCGGTGGCGGCGATGCGCGCGGCCTTGGCCTTGGCGGCCACGGCCTGCATTGCTGAGTTAAGCTTGGCTTTGGGTGTTGCTGTGGTCATCGGATTACTCCAATGGACCGGGTCGGGATTGACCCGGACCATGTGAAGATGATCGCACACAATTAAGGCGAAATTAAGGCAGACGTGCTGGGTACAGTACGCCACCCCGGCTTTAAGAGAACGGGGCGTGGGTCCCATAGGTGATTACTATTCCACTCATAAGCCTACCAGGTTTGTGGTCGTTTTCCTGGGTCCCATCCAGGCCGAAAAATTCCTGGAGAAAAATTCACGTTTCCTCTCTTACCGCGGCATCGCCGGGGTCCACTCCCCCCTTACGGGAAAATAACTTGGAGTTCATCCGTCCTGGGGTTAGGTAGCTTGTATCGGGGCCGAAAGGCCTGCATGAAAGCACAACCAACATGACCCTCAAATCCAGGCTGATCATGGGCGCGGCTATCCTGGCCCTGTCGGCATCCCTCGTCCCATTTAGCGGGACCCAGGCGCAAACCATCCAGCAGCGCTTCATCGATCGGAGGAACCTCACCCCCGAGGAGATCGCCCGCATCTGCGCCGATACCGATCCCACCCATTGGGTTCGGCTGAAGGCTAGGCTCCATGATGGCAACCTGAGCAATCAGGAATGTCCGGCTGGTCCCCCGCCGCCTCCGCCTCCTCCTCCGCCCCCGCCACCCCCGCCTCCTCCGCCCCCTCCTCCCCCGCCGCCGCCACCGCCGCCACCGGGCTCAAGTGCGTTGGAGATCAGGTTGGAACGGGACCCGAATGGGCAGGCCAACATCCATGTCATGGAAGCGTTCAACAGCAACAGCCTGTTCGGCGCTGGCCGCACCATCGCCAATCTGGCCGACTCACCGCGCATCAACATCAACGACTCGGTCCCCACCTTCGTGAGGAATGTTCATGAGAACAGCGAGAAGTATGGCGTATATGTTGGGGGAACCGCCCCCGTGTCGGTCGATGGTTTCGAGATGTGGGGCTGGGATGGCGGTGGCTCCATCCATGGCGCTGGCTTGAAGCTGGAGCGGGGAGGTCAGGGCCCATTTTGGGCGCGCAACTTCTTCGTGGACTTCTTCCAGGCCCCGGACCCCACCTATTCAGTCCATAACGAGGACTGCATGGGCGTGGAGTTCAACGCCAACCCGGCCAACTACCGCTATGGCACCTGCCGCAATGTGGGTGATGGCGGGGTCGACACTAAGTCTCCGGGCATCGTGCTCGAGAACGTCACGATCAATAGCGCCAACCGCGGCCTTCGGGTCTGGGATGGGGCTGACATCACCATCGTGAACTCGATCATCAATGTGCCCGCGGGCTTCACCCAAGTCTGGCTCTATGACGCCACGGCCAACGTTCGCTACTACAACACGGTATTCTGTGTTGGCGCCGCGAACCCGGGCCCAGGGCAACCGGGCTGTTCCATGAGCCCCACCCAGATTGACGCCGACAACACCTCGATTGCGACCGCTCAGCAGCACATTGTGCAATTGGCGGCCAATCCGTTGCAGGCCAATCCGTTCTTCGCCACCGCTATCGATCATGTTGCGGTGGAGTATTCGAGCAACGGAGGATCAACCTGGACTTCAATGCCGCTAGCTAATGGCGGAGCTAACATCGGAGACCTTCGTTACCCGGTTTCGATCGATCTGAATTCGGGTGTGTTTGTGTTCCGTGCAAAGGCCCTCGCCAACGGAGTGGTTATCGGCTCATCGCCGGTGATCAATGAGGCGGGGCAGGTGGTGGGCTAAGGCGCCCAATATGCCGCCGGTCTAATACACCGGCGGCATATTCTTTTTTAGAGGGAAACGAAATGAGCAAACTGTTCGCACTACTCTTCATGAGCGCCTTCCTGTCGGGATGCGCCATGACTTCCAATTCGTTGGCTTTGATGTCGGCGATGTTGAATAACGCCGCTATCGCGGTGAACGCTTCAACCCAGGTCGGCTACTTGGCTTCGCAGCGCCAGTCGCCCTATGGCTATGGCCAGCCCGCCTATGGCCAGCAATACGCCAGCATGCCGTATGCGCCCTACATGGCTCAGCCGTATGGGCAACAATACCAGCCGCAGCAATACCAGTACCAGCCGCAATACTCGCCTCAGTATGCGCAGGCTGGCGCCTATGCTGGTATGAGTGAGGCGCAGCGAGAGGCCGCTCTATCCGCTCGCGATGTGCAGCACGCCGCCCAGGTCCAACAAACCCAGGCCCTGGCGCCGGTCGACACCGACTATCTCGATTGGCTCGATGGGAACACATGATGGAAGCCTTGGTTATTCTGGCCTCCCTTAATCTTGTGCTTTCCTGGGCCGCGATAGGACTACTGGTTGCGTGGAAGCTCGACCGCAAGAAAGATTAGCTCTCGGCGCTGGCTCGCTTTAAGCGGCGGGCCAGTTCCGCGCTGATCTCTTCCGATGTCGACTTGTCATGGACCCCCACAAACTTGGCGCGGTCCTCGAAGGCCCCGACATGGGGTTGCTTGCCTAAAAGCTCGAGAGCCTTCAGGCGCACCGAACCTTCCGGCGCCGTGGTGGCTTCCATTTCCAGCCGAGTGGAGATCAAGGCCCGGATACGTTCCGCGTCGTTGATCAGACCGGCTTTGCGGTCTTCCAGGATTTCGGAAATCCGCAGCACTATCCTCGGAAGCTGCGATAGCTTCTTGGCATAATACTCGCCCCTCGCATCCTTCTCCCGGCCGTAGGCCTTGCGCCATGCCGCCGCCAATGAATAGCCGCTGGTGGCGTATTGGCAGAAGTCTTCTTCCATGGGGTCGTGCAGAACCACCGGCTCCGCTTCCTTGGCGTACTTGCTGCGATCGATGTCATCGGCCTGCTTGCGGATACGAATGAGCGCGTCCTCGGTCTTCCGGTCGCCCATGTCCGGGAATTCCCGGCCAGCCCGCCCCGGCGATCCAGGAACCTTACCCTTGATCCGCAACTCGATCACGTTATCCGCCCGTGGGCGCTTGGTTTTTTCGTCGCTCATGGGCACTATCTTAACTCCTGGAAGGATAGTAGCCAACCAAGCTGGCCCACTCTAGGATAGAGGGTATTCGGATGGAGAGATCGATGGGCGACGAAGTCAACGAAGTCACTGTCTTTGAGCGCAAGGCTAGCGACATTTTGCGAGCCGCCGCTGATGAGATTCAAGCTGTCGCGGTGCGCATGTATCGCGATGCGATTGAAACGCTTGGTGTGAGCGATTTCGATGAAGACACCGAGACCGATGACAATCTTACCGCCGCGGCGGTCCTCAACGATGTGTTCAATGAACTGTTGATGCGTTGCCGATCGCTGCGCCGGGTCGCTGATAACATCGATCCGCCCCAACCGGTAGAGCCGGAGGTTGCCGAATCGGCCCCTCTTCCGTTTCCCGATCCTGTTGCCCCCGCACCCGAACCCGCCCCACAGCCCGTGGAGCAACCGGTCGCTGTCCAAGAACCAGCCCCGCCCGAAGTCGTGGTGGTCGATGATCCAGCATTGGGCTCACCTCCTGATCCCGTTCCAGTAGAAGACCCGCAAGCCGCCCAAGCCGAGGCTGATGCCCTGGCTGCCGCTCAAGCCCTAGCCGCTGCTCAAGCTGCTCAGGATGCCGCCGATCAAGCCGCCGCTGCTCAGGCGGAAGCTGATCGGATCGCCGCCGAGGAAGCTTCCAAGCAGGCGGCTATCGCTGCCGCCGAGGCTCAAGCTCAGGCTGATGCCGCCGCGCAAGCGCTGGCGGAAGCTGAAGCTCAGCGTCAAGCCGAAGCCGAGGCCACCGCCGCTCAACTAGCTCAGCAGCAAGCCGCCGATGCGGCCGCGGCGCAAGCGCAGGCAGACGCCCAGGCCGCTCAGGATGTGGCGGCCAGGTTGGCCGCGGAGCAGGCAGCAGAACAAGCTCTGGCCGACGCCGAGGCTCAGGCGATCCTTGTGCAACAGCAACGAGATGCGGATGCTTCCGCCCAGGCCGCCGCTGAACAAGCCGCCGCTGAGGCCCAGGCCGCCGCTCTGGCGTCAATCGAAGCCGCGCAGGCGGTGGTCGACGCCGAGGCGGAACGCACCCGGCTCGCCGCGGAAGCTCAGGCCCTGGCCGACGCCGAAGCTCAAGCCGCCGCTCAGGCTTCCGCCGATGCTCAGGCAGCCTCCGATGCTCAGGCGGCGCTGGATGCCCAAGCCGCTCAGGCTCAAGCCGAAGCCGAGGCTCAAGCCGCCGCACAGCGGCTAGCCGATGAACAAGCTCGAGATGCAGCGGCCGCTCAGGCCCTGATGGATGCCCAGGTGCATCAAGATCAGGTCGATGCAGTGGTGGCGCAGGTTGAACTTCCTGTGGAAGTTCCATCGACTGTTCCAGTCGATGGCGCCCCAGTCGAGGCTCCCCCAGCCGATGTCCCCGTTGAGGCCCCTCTAGTCGAGGCTCCCCCTGAAGCCCCAGCCGAAGCCCCCGTCGAACTTCCCCCGGAAGTTCCAGCTGATGCCCCGGCTGTTGACTTGCCGCCCGAACCTGCCCCATCTGAGCCGGTGGTTGATCCAAGCAACCCATAACGGGAGGCGGCGATGGCTGACATACTACAGCGCGACTTCAGCGAAAGCAGGTTGGCGGCCGAGCGGATCGCCCCGCAATTGGTGGGGATGCTTGGCGCTACCGATCCAATGGAAAGCCTGTATGCTCTATCGCTGGTCACCAGTCATCTAATCTCGATGGTTGGGACCGGCGGCGACAACGGCGCTTACATGCGGGTGCAGCCGATGATCCGCGGCAAGATGATGACCCAGGTGCTTGAATTATGTCGGGAAGCAAGGGCCGCTGGGGCCAATTAACCGACGCGCATTTTGAGATGATCGACATGGTGGTTGGGCATGTCTCCGAGACCGGAGAGATACCCAACATGGCCGAGATGGCCGCCCGCCTAGGGGTGACCCGGCAGGGTGTGCTGAGAAAAATGGAGGGCGCCGCCGCCTTTGGGATCATGCCGCCCAGGCCGCGCTATGCAATCAGATGGTTTGAACTAACTCCGATGGGGGAGAAGCTCTATGCGCAAAGGCGCCGCCAGAAAGGCCTACAAGAAGCACACCGAGGGTCCTAGTCCATGCGTCGAATGTTCAGGCCGTTCGCTGTTTGGAATGTGGAAGAACGCCGATGGCCATTGGATGCAACATGCTACCTGGTGGTGCGGTGAGCATGTCCCCGATAGCTTTTTTCCCAATGGAAGAGGCCCTCGTCTCGAGATCAAGATCGCCCCAGTAGACCAACCCCAGGAAGACCCATTAGATTGGATTCTGGGGAATAATGGAATTCGGGCCGAAAGAGCTAAAGCTGATCGAGCGCCTGCCGCTCGCCGAACAGCGCGAAATCCTAAAGCTCATGCAGCTAAGGGACCGGGCCTCTTCGATTGAGGGCGCCCGCGCCCGCTACATCGATTTTGTTAAATATTGCTGGGATGCATCGGAGTCGGATTCCTACATCGACACCGCCCACTGGCGAAAGCTTGGGCAAATCTTCGACGCCATGCTCCGCGGAGAGCTCAATCGCGTCATCATCAACATGGCGCCAAGAGTTGGAAAGGCACTCAGCCTGGACACTGAGATATTAACCCCGTCCGGCTTTAAGACCATGGCGGATATTGATGTTGGCGATCAGGTCTTTGGCGCCGACGGAAAACCATATCCCGTCACATGGAAATCCCCGGTATTCAAGGAACGTAAATGTTGGGAGGTGGAGACCGATGACGGGGGTCGGGTAATCGCCGATGAGGAGCACGAGTGGTCGCTCAGCATTGAGCGTAAACGCAGGCATGTTTTTAAGAACCGCACCACCGCCTGGGTAGCTGATCGTTTCCTTTCGACCAGTGAAAAACGCCGCCCAGCACTTCCGCCACAGCCAGTCCTAAAGTTAAAGCCGCGGCATCTTCTAGTCTCCCCTTACACCTTGGGGGTGTGGCTTGGTGACGGCTCTCGTCGATCCGGTGAGATTACCTGCCATCCTGATCATCAACCTCACATTCGTGGGCGTATCCATGCTGAGGGATGGGATACCAGGCTACAGAAAGCTAAGGCTCAACGGTTTAGTATTCTGGGGTTGCCGAAGGCGCTTAGAGCTATCGGCGTATTTGAGCGTAAACACGTTCCAGTTCAGTATCTGTTGGGTTCGGAAGAACAACGCTTAGCCCTTCTGCACGGGCTGATGGACACCGATGGCAACGTTACTAAGGACGGTAAAAACACCTTCAACAATAAGAATAAAGACCTCATAGACGCCGTGGTTTTACTGGTGCTGTCGCTGGGGATGAAGCCATTCGTCAATCAACGTCGTGTCATCGTTTCAGGTAAAGACCATGGCGTGCATTACCGTGTGGTCTGGATCGGTAATGGGGCGGCTTCAATTCCACATAAAGCCAAACGCTGTCGCTCGCCGCTCAAACCGGTCATGCGTTATATTAGAACAAACCAGGTATGTAGCAGGGACACTGCATGCATCGAGGTTGGCTCCCCTGATAATTTGTTTTTAGCGGGACGCGGACTCATCCCCACACACAACAGCCGGGCCTCTTCTCTATTTCTCCCAGGGTATTTCCTCGGTAAGAATCCCAAGCAAGCCATCATCCAGGCTACGCACACCGCCTCGTTCTCGGTTGAGTGGGGTGAAAAAGTCCGCGATCTCGTCGACAGCGATCACTATCGGGATGTATTCCCCGGAATTGCGCTGAAACCCGATAACAAAGCGAAGGGGCATTGGAAGACCAACCATGGCGGCGAGTATTACGCCGTTGGCGTGGGCGGCACAATGGTGGGCCGCAACGCCGATCTCATGGTTATCGACGACCCTCACACCGAGGGCGATGGGGCGCTGGCCGCCTATAAGCCGGAGGTGTTCGAGAAGACTTATGAGTGGTATCTCGCCGGTCCACGTCAGCGCCTCACGCCCCGCACCAAACTTCTGCTCATCCAAACTCGCTGGGGTCTAAAGGACCTTACCGGCCGAATTATCTCCCGCGCCAAGGAGGTTGGTCAGATGGGGGAATGGCATGTGGTCAACTTCCCGGCCATCTTCCCAGATGGCAAATGGCTGGCCGCCGAGAGATTCCCACTCGAATACTGGCTTGGCATTAAGACTGAGTATCCGGCCAGCTACTGGAATTCGGTGTATCAGCAGAATCCCACCTCGGAAGAGGCGGCCATGGTCAAGCGGGAGTGGTGGAAGCCATGGGAGCAAGAGAAGCCGCCGGAATGCGAGTTCATCTTGCAGTCCTGGGACACCGCCTACCTGAAGACCCAGCGTTCCGACTTCTGCGCCTGCACCACTTGGGGCGTGTTCAGCGTGCCCAATGCCGATGGCCGCACCGTGAAGGCCGCCATCCTGCTTGATTCGTTCAAGGAACGAATGGAATTTCCTGAGCTAAAACAAAAGGCTAAGCAGCTTTACAACGAAAAGAAACCCGATTGCCTGCTGATCGAAGCTAAGGCAGCCGGGGCGCCGCTTGCGGCGGAACTGCGCCACATGGGCATCCCAGTCTCCGAATTCACCCCATCCCGCGGCAACGACAAGATCGTGAGAGTCAATGCCGTGAGCGATATCTTCAAGTCCGGGTGGATTTACTTCATGCCAAATCGTAGTAACCAGGAAGTAATAGAAGAATTCGCTGCTTTCCCGACTGGGAATCATGACGACTTCGTGGACTCCGGAACTCAAGCTATACTTCGTTTCCGCCAGGGTGGTTTCATAAAGACCTCAATGGACTATGATTATGACGAAGACGACGAAGACCGAACCAAACGTCGGCGCGGCAAATTTTACTAGAGGACGCCAGTGGCAATTTCTCGCGCGATCCAGCCGATCGATCCATTTGACGAGATGGATGATGAAGAAATCGGCGAAACGGTAGTTCCGGTCGACGGCCTCGACGATGAAGAAGAGCTCGATGAGGATGGCGGCCTCACCATCGATCTTGGCCGTGGACTAGCTGATCGGCCGGATGTGGCCAGCCTCCCGTTCGACGCCAACCTGGCCGAGGCTCTCAGCGAACACACAATGCTGGTGCTGGCCAGCAACCTCCTCACCAAGATCGATGAGGATATCCAAAGCCGGGATGAGTGGTCGCGCCGATACCGCGATGGGCTCGATCTACTTGGTATTAACCCGGAACCCAAGAACGAGCCCTGGCCCAATTGCTCAAACGTGGTTCACCCAGTGCTGGCCGAGACCGCGGTGGCGTTCCAGGCTAATGCGGTCATGGAGCTTTGCCCCCCATCTGGGCCCGCCATGTTCAAGGCCATCGGCCAGGAGACCGCGCTAAAAATGCAAGTCGGCAGGCGTGTCGCCGCCGAGCTCAACTTCCAACTCATGGAGCGCATGACCGAGTGGCGCATGGAAACGGAACGTCTTTTGTTTCGTCTTCCTCTCTCTGGCACCGTCCTCAAGAAAGTAACGTTCGATCCGATCAGAAAACGGCCATCCAGTAAGATGGTGACTGCCGATGATTTCATTATCCAGTATGGCGCTTCCGATCTCGAGACCTGCCCTCGCTACACTCACCGAGAACACATCTTCAAATCTACGCTCGAAACGCTGATAAGCGTCGGCTTCTATCGGGACGTTGATCTTCAGCCAAGCCAGATATTCGACACGGACACAGACGACGCCGAAGATGACATCATCGGGGTGTCTGCACCCATCGACGATGACCGGTTTGAAATCTACGAAGTTCATGCTGACCTCAAGATAGATGGCGTCGATGAAGAAATCGATCGCCATTTGCCGTACATCATCACCATTGAGACTGGATCGCAAAAGGTGTTGGCGATCCGCCGCAACTGGCGGGAAGACGATCCCCTCTACATCAAACGCATTCACTTTGTCGACTACTCATATCTGCCCGGACTGGGCTGGTATGCGTTTGGGGTGATGCACCTGGTTGGCGGTGGGGCCGATGCCGCCACCGCTCTACTTCGTCAGCTTATCGACGCGGGCACCCTCTCCAACGTGCCCTCTGGATTCAAGACCACCGGATTCAGGGTTAAGGGCGATGAAACCCCGGTGATGCCGGGTGAGTTCCGCGATGTCGACGTGCCATCGGGCAAGTTGGTCGACGCCCTCCTCCCGCTTCCATATCGGGCGCCAAGCGAGGTGTCATTCGCGCTTCTGCAAAACATCGTGGAAGAGGCGAGGCGGGTGGCCTCGGTGGCCGATATGAAGATCGCCGACGCCAGCGCCAACACTCCGGTCGGCACTACACTAGCTCTTCTTGAGCGCTCGCTCCGGGTGATGAGTGCGGTCCATGCCCGCCTCCACCAATCGATGAAGAAAGAGCTTGGGCTGATCAAGGCGCTGATCCGCGATTACATGCCGCCTAGCTATGAGTATGACCAGGAACTTCAGTACAACAGGTCCGAGGACTTTGGCGGGTCCGTTGACATCATCCCGGTGTCCGATCCCAATTCCTCCACCCAGGCCCAACGGGTCATCGTGTATCAGGCGGCGGTGAATATCGCCGCGCAAACCCCGCAGGTCTATGATCTCCCCCGTTTGCACCGCGGCATGCTTGAGGTCTTGAACATCGCCAACGCCGATAAGATCGTGCCGCTTCCAGATGACCTGGAACCGACCGATCCGGTGTCTGAGGGTATGGCGATCCTCACCGGTAAGCCGGTCAGGGCGTTCATTGAGCAAGATCATGAGGCGCACCTGCGCGTCCACATGGCCGCGCTGCAAGACCCCAAACTTCAGGCCATGGTGGGGCAAAGCCCGATGGCTCAGGCCATCATGGGCGCCGCCCATGCTCACATTCAAGAACACATGGCGTTCGCCTATCGCCGCGAAATCGAGCGGAAGATGGGCGTGGCGTTGCCACCGCCCGGAGACCCGCTGCCGAGCGATACCGAGACCCTCATCGCCAATCTGGCCGCTGCGGCTTCAGAGCAGCTTCTACAGGATCATATCGCCGAGGCCCAGGCAGCGCTGCAAGCGCAGCAACAAGCCGATCCGGCCACTCAGTTGGAAGCCAACGCGCAGCGCATTCAGGAAGAGGCCCATAAGGATAAGCGGGAGATCGCCGAGAAGACCCTTGCCTTCAAGGACAAGGAATTGGCCGCCAAGATGAAGATGCATGATGAGGAACTAGCCAGCCAGGAGTCTCGCCTAGGCTTCCAAATCAAGGAGCGTCTCCATACCGCCAGTAATGTCCAGGCGCCCGCCCGGGCCGAGAAAAAAGAGCCGAGCGTTTCGATCTCCTACAAGGACACCCCTCCGGACGTGCAGCGGGACATCGAGGCCAGGGCCGGTCTCACCCCATCCAAGCTGGGCAAGAATGAAAACAGCCCGGCCGAGCTCCAGAAAAACGCCCCCAAACCGACCCCGCCCCGGAAGCTCCCGGCTGGCATGAAGCGACCGAAGGCGAAACCAAATGCATGAATTAGAGAAGCTCATCCGGGCTATGGAAGCCGATCTCGAGGGCATTAAGAACAACATGGTGTCCGGTCGATATGAGAATATTCGCGACTACGACAGGGTGGTAGGCGAAGCAAAAATGCTCACTAAGATACTGCGTGAGGCCCGGATTTTGATGGGTGAGCGGGAAGACGATGACGATGCAAGCGATGGCTAACGACGCCAAAGTGCGTCTCGATAGCGAAGAAAAGGTGCTGCTGGTGCAGCCGAAAGGTTACCGGATTCTGGTGGTTATTTACAAGACCGCCAAGAAAACCGAGGGCGGCGTTTGGAAGCCGGATGAGCTACTGGCCCGCGAGGATCACGCCCAGACTGTGGGCTACGTGGTGGCCATGGGCCCCGACTGTTACGCCGATAAGGAGCGTTGGCCGTCTGGAGAGAAGTCCTGCCAGGTCGGCGATTACGTCATGTTCCGCTCTTATGCCGGAACCCGCTTCAAGCTGGACTCATCCGAGAATGAATACCGACTCTTGAACGACGATGCCGTCGAGGCAGTCGTTATGGCCCCTGATCGTGTGCGGAGAGCTATGTAATGGCAAAGCGTGAAATCCTCGACGAGGAACCTTTCGATATCGATCTCGATACCGGAGATGATGAGGACTTTTCTTTCGACGACGATGAGTTGAGCGGTAAGAAAAAGAAGCCTAAGGGCGACAAATTCGACGATGACGATGACGACGCCGATCTCGACGATGTCGATGCCGAAGAAGATGATGAAGAGGAAGAAGCGCCCAAGCGCAAGCGGGCCAAGGGCGTTCTCAGCGATGAGGACCTCGATGACTACGAGGATCTGAAGAACCGTACCGAAGCGGCCGAAGCCGCGGCCGCCTCCGCGGTGGAGGCCGCCAGGGCTATCCAGGCCGATCGAGTAAGGGGCGCCGTGGCCAGCGAAAAGCAGGCCATCGAAACCGCCCGCAACGACCTGAAGAGCAAGATCGCCGCGGTGCGCGAGAAACTGAAGACCGCTTTTGAGGAAGCGGATTCAGACGCTCATGGCGATCTCTCAGAGGAACTAGCTGACCTGAAAGGTCAGCAACGCCTGCTGGAGGTGTACGCCGAACAGGCAGAGACCAGAGCCAAGACCGAGCCGCAGGTCCCGAAGACACATCCGAAAGCCACTGCCTGGCTCAAGAAGAACGGCTGGTTCAACTCCAACGACGAGGCCCGTATTGCCGCTGTTGGCTATGCCAACACTCTCGAGGCCCAGGGCATTCTTCCATCCTCGGATGAATACTACAAAAAGGTCGATGCTCACATGAAGCGCCGGTATCCGGAACTCTTCGAGGAGCGCCGGAAGGATATTCCGGCGGTTCGTCAGGGCGAGCGATCTGGGTCATCGGCGCCGGGCAAGAAGCGGATTCGTGAGGTCAAGTTGACCGGACTACAGGTCCAACTCTCTCGCAAATGGGGCATTCCAAAGGAAAACATGGCCAAGGAAGTGCTTCGTCAGCAAAAACGAGACAGTGAAAGGGAGAGCCGCTAATGGCCGCTAAAGCACGAGTTAGCCGCGAGGCCCAGACCCGCGAAGCCACCAAGAACGTGGAGACCTACACGCCCCCGCCGCTGCTGCCGATGCCGCCGGAAGAAGATGGCTATAACTTCAAGTGGGTGCGTAAATCCACACGCGGGGAGATCGATGCCCGCAACATGGCCAAGCGCGCTCAACAGGGCTGGATCATGTGCCGCAAGGAAGACTATCCAGATATCGCAAGACTTATCGATCCCTTCAGCAATTCCGGCGATTACATCGAGTCTGGAGGACTTATACTTGCGAAACTTCCGACCTCCACGGCGGAAGGCATTCGCCATTACAATACTCGCAGGGCGAAATCGCAAATCCGGGCAGTTGACAGTAACTACTTCTCATTAAAAGATAGAGGGGTAGAAGTATTCAGGGACCCCGACAGTCGTAGCTACACAGACAAGAGGGGTTAGGGGGAATAAATGTCGACAACCAGCTTTCCGCGTGGCCTCCAGCCGGTAAAGATGTTGGGCAACAAGCCCAGTTCGCATGGCTTCACGCTCTTCCCGATTCCGTCCAACTACGCGACGGCCATCGGTAACGGCGATCCGGTCATCTACGTCACGACCGGCGCCACCCGCGGAACCATCGCCCGCATGAACGCCACCACAGCCGCCACCACGGTGACAAGCTCTGGCACATGGCTCGGCGTCTTCGGCGGTTGCCAGTACACCGACCCCACGACAAAGCAATTCACAACCCGTCATTACTATCCTGGCTCAATCGTGGCGTCCGACATTTACGCCATGGTCTATGACGACCCTGACATGCTCTTCTCGATCCAGGCTAATGGCGTGCTGGCGCAGACCACGCAGGGCTGCAACGCCGCCGTCATCCAAACAGCGGTCACCAACACAACTACCGGCAATAGCGGTCTCCAATTGCAAGCGTCCAGCATCGAGTCGACCTCGACACTGCCGCTCCGCATTGTGGACTTTGGCACGGCTGCCGGTTCAGCCATCGGCGACACCTACACGGATGTCATCGTGAGGCTGAACACGCACTTCCACAGGACGGCTACGGGCGTGGCTTCGTCGTAACAAAAGGGTTCGGGGGAACTTTAGATGGCTATTACACGCACTCAGCTACAGAAGCAATTGATTCCGGGACTCCATGCCCTCTTCGGCCTGGAATACTCCCGCTATCCCGACCAGCACGCCGAAATCTACGACATCCAAAACTCGAACCGCTCGTTCGAGGAAGAAACCAAGCTGTCTGGCTTTGGCCCGGCCTCGGTGAAGGATGAAGGCGCTGGCGTTGACTTCGATTCGGCGCAGGAAGCCTGGACGGCACGGTATACGCATACCACAATTGCGCAAGGTTTCGTGCTGACAGAGGAAGCTTTTGAGGACAACCTCTACGATAGTTTGGCCCCGCGCTATACCAAAGCGTTAGCCCGCTCCATGGCCTACACCAAGCAGGTTCGGGCTGCGGAAATCCTCAACACCGGCTTCGCCACCTACCAGTCTGGCGATGGCGTGTTCCTGTTCTCAGCCTCTCACCCGCTGATCAATGGCGGCGTGAATAGCAATCTGGCCGCGGCCGATCTCAACGAGACAGCCCTGGAAGATGCTTCCATCGCCATCAGTAAATGGGTGGATGAGCGCGGCCTGCTCTTGGCGGCCATGCCGATGAAGCTGATCATCCCGCCGGATTCCCGGTTTGTGGCTGAGCGCATCCTGAAGAACCCGGATCGTCCGGGCACCTCGGATCGGGATGTCAACGCGCTCTATCAGACCGGCGCCATTCCGGGTGGCTACACCATCAACAACTGGCTCACGGACACCGACTCTTGGTTCCTGAAGACAGATGTTCCCGATGGCATGAAGATGTTCATTCGCTCGGGCCTCAAGAAGGCCAGCGATGTGGACTTCGACACCGGCAACATGAAGTACAAGGCTCGCGAACGCTACAGCTTCGGCGTTTCCGATCCGCTCGGCATCTACGGTTCGCCGGGGGTCTAATAGTCCAGGGGTATAGCCTTCATCGACTGTCCTGGCAGACACGGTTGTGACGATGGGGGCGGGGGTAAAGGCAGATGGCGTCAACTTTTTCCGGCCCGGTAACATCGACCAACGGCTTTGTGGGTAACCTAACCGGCGCGGTGCTGACGGCCCCGGTCAACGTGACCGCCTCGACAGTCACGGTGTCTCCAGGAACCCATGGCGGGCGTGTAGTCACCCTTAACCGCGCTGCTGGTATCGCGGTGACCCTTCCGGCATCCACCGGTGGTGGCGCTAAATATGAGTTCTTTGTGGGGACAACCGTCACCTCCAACAGCACCACCATCAAGGTGGCTAACGCTTCCGACATCATGTCTGGCCTGGCCATCCAGGCTGCCGACGCTGGCTCCACCTCCAACGCCTGGGAAACCGGCGCCACTGATGACACCATCACCTTCAACGGCAGCACGACCGGCGGCATCAAGGGCGACCAGGTTGTGCTCCAGGATGTGTCGCTGAATGTTTGGTCGGTTCGGGTATATGGCTCTGCCACCGGCATTGAGGCTACACCCTTCAGCGCCACGGTTTAATGGAGGGGAGACTAAATGCGCTCCTCAACATTATCGACAACCGACGCTTCTGGCGGCGCCACTTTCTCGAGTGTGTTCAAACCAGACAAGCACACAACGCCGTTTAACATCGGCTTTGGCGTGGTGGTCACCGGCACCGTTAACTACACGGTCCAACACACCTTCGATAATGTGTTCGATCCGGCGGTAACGCCAACATGGTTCGACCACGCCACGGTGGCGGCCAAGACCGCTAACCAGGACGGCAACTATGCCTATCCGGTTTCCGGCCTTCGCCTGAAACAATCTTCCGGCAGCGGCTCCTGCATCATGACCCTCATTCAAGCAGGCAGGACCGGCTAATGAGTGGCGTATCGGGTTCACTCAGCGGCGGCGGTGGAGACACAGAGGCCCTTCTGCGGTTGCTGGCCAATCCCGGCGACATCACCGCACGCATGCAAGAGGTGGCGGCGTTAGAGGAAAGGGCCGCCAAGGCGGCTGAGTTGTTCGGCGCCGCATCGGCTATCCCCGGATTGCGAGAGGCGGCTGAGGCTGATCGAGCCGAGGCTAGAGCGGAGCTCGCCGATGCACAGGCGCAGGCGGATTCCATCATCGAGGCGGCTAAGCTGGCCGCGGCGGTGATGATGCAGGACGCCACCAACGCCCATACCGCCGCCAACATCCAGCAACAGGAAGTCACCGCTGGCATGAAGCGATTGGTCGAGGAAGCCAAAGCCTCGGTCGATAAGATGCAGTCCGATCTCAATGATAAGCGCGCCGAACTCATGGCTGTGCAAGCCAGTATCGATAGCGCCAACGCCGACCTCCTGGCTGGCCAATATGCGCTGGTCTCTGGGCAGGCGGCGCTAGCCAACGATCGCGCCGCGATGGAAGATAAAATCCTCAAAATGACGCAGATTTGGGGAGGCTAATATGTCCATCGGCAATACCACCGAAACAGATGTCGTCGCCAAGCTGTTCAACAACACGGCCATTTCCTGGGACGCCAACACCAATCTCTATGTGGCCCTCCACACCGCCGATCCCGGAGAGGCGGGCTCGCAAACCACCAGCGAAGCCACCTACACAAGCTACGCTCGCGTGGCGGTGGCGAGAACCAGCGGCGGATGGACGGTGGCGAGCGGTCAAGCGGTCAACGCCGCGCTAATCCAATTTCCACAATGCACCGGTGGTTCCAACACCATCACCTACGTGTCGATTGGCACAGCCTCTTCCGGCGCCGGGCAGATCATTGTGTCTGGCGCTTTGTCGGCGTCATTGTCGGTGAGTTCCGGTATTCAACCGCAATTCTCGGCGAGCGCGCTTACCTTCGCGCTGGATTAAGCCCATGACAATCTGGCGTTATACCTGCCAAGGTTGCGGCCTGGTAACGCGAGTTGTCGACAACCAGGACTACCGGGCCTGCGCCTGTAAAACCGATTACGATGTGGTCAATGAAGACGAAGAGGCTGCTCTAGCGGAGGTCCCGCCGGATGCCAGCTAACGTTGGAGACATCGCCGACGCCTATAATCTTGGGCGTACCACTTACCGCCCATGGCGGAAGGTGCCGACGCAAACGACTGCATCTGGCATTTGGTTCGATCTCTCGATGAGTCCCGGCAATCCGGTTCCGCAGTATTACGCGGCGTCCCCGCTGGTGTCGACCGCGTTGGCGCGGTCAACCGATGGCGGTCTCGACCATGGCGGCAACGTTAGTCCAAAGATCAAGTCGCTTCACAAGATGATGGCCCTCACGGTGACCGCTACCGCGGCGCCGCTGCCGATGATCGTGTGCGACTACCTGATGTATTACCCGTTTGTGGCCATGGATACCGGCCCGCAACCAATGACCAATAGCATCACCGTCCCACGCTACACCACCGGCGCCGGGGTTCAGATGATGGCGATTGAGGTGGCCGGTCAGGTCGGCGGATCGCGGTTCTTTGTCACCTACACCAATCAGGACGGTGTGGCGGGTCGCGTCACGCCGACCATGACCTGCAACACCCAGACCGTGAACGGCACGGTGATCACCAGCGCCCCCACCACACTCGGGTGCGCCGGGCCATTCATTCCGCTCCAGTCGGGTGACACCGGGGTCCGGTCTATCGAATCCTGCGAATTCATCTCATCCGATGTGGGTCTGATCACCCTGGTGCTGGTGAAGCCGCTTATGAGCTTCGCCATCAACGACATTACCGCCCCCTGCGAGATCGACCTGGTGATCGATCGGGGCGGGCTTTGTCCTCGCATCTACGACGACGCCTACCTCAATATCCTCGCTCACCCGGTTGGCACGCTCGCCGCCGCGCCTATCATTGGTGAGATACATACCTATTGGAGCGCCTAGATGGCTGGGTTCACATCGCAAGACGACATGATCAACCAGATCACCACGAACTCCAAGTTCTGGCGTTCCGACTGGAATAAGCTGTTCAACCCCACCGCGGCCGCGGTTGCCGGGGAATGGCATACCCTGTTCCGGGGCGGTGGGTCTCCGCCCGCCGACGCGATCTTCAATGTCGGAACCAACCTAGTCGGCCAGCAAGTATTCGATATCACCACCAACGCCGGGGCTATGCAACATGGCGGTAACGTGGATGCCGCCGGGGCTGGCTACAAAACCGTGCTCAACGCCTCAGCCTATTCAGCAGCCGCCACCACCATGCCAGCAGTGGCTATGATGATCGACCTACTGATGTTCTGGCGCATCACTCCGGCCACCACCACCACGGCGCAGACGACCATCAATGCCAACACATTCACGGCCTCTTCTTCCTCGGGGCTCCTCCTAACCTACACCAACGATTGGCAGAACTATTCCAAGGTGCGCTTCACCACCACCACCACGTTGCCGACCGGCCTGTCGCTCAACACCGACTATTGGCTGGTGCGCGTATCCGCCACCACCGCGCGCGTAGCCACCAGCTTCGCCAACGCCATCGCTGGCACGGTGATTGCCTTCACCGACGCGGGTACCGGCACCCATACCCTCACCATGCGCTTGCCGCGCTATTCCACCGGTGACGGCGTGCAGTGCATGTTCTTCAACAACAACGCCACCGCCATGGGCGCTGGCACTCCCAACCTAACGCTCCCTAGCTACACCAACGCGGCGGGCACCGCCGCCCGCGCCACCCCATCTTCGCCCGCTGCTCCCATCGGGAAAACCGCGGCCACCAACAGCCACATCCTCTATTCAGGCACCGGTTCAGGGAAGATGGGTCCAATGATCCCACTTCAGGCGGGAGACACCGGCATTCGCACGGTGGAGCAAATCCGCAACGACGCCACCTACACCTCCAATGAATACACGGTGGCGCTGTTCCGCCCGATCCTCACCATCCCGATGACCACCATCGGCGTGGCTGGGGAGCGGGATTTTGTTTCACAGTTGCCAAGCTTCCCGCGCGTTTATGACGGGGCCGCTCTCTACTGGCTGCTCTATTCCGGCGCCGCCACCCCAGCTAACAGTGCGTTCTACGGACACGTCGATTTCGGCTGGAGCTAATGCATGGCTCTAGTCGGCAACCACTCGGTTCTGAATAAAAGCGCCGGGCGCTGGCTGGCTGGCGGCGTTCACGCCAAATATCGCTCCAACTACAACCGAAATTCCGACTGGCGGAACTTCTCACTCCAGCACTATTCCACGCCATCGACGGTTCTTGCCTACGCCGCTCGCCCGCAGGGGTATTACCCACAGGGCGTGTACGCGCTGCCATCGAAGGCTGGCGGCGTCACCGCCATCAACAAGATATTCGGGACCGGCACGCTCACCGCGGCCGGGGCCATGGGCCTACCCGGAACCTCCGATATCACCGGTACCGGCACCCTCACCGCCACCGGCCAGTTGGTTGTGTCGGGCGCTTCAGATATCGTCGGAACTGGCGCCCTCATCGGCAACATCCTCGCCGCCCTATTGGGCGATAGCGCAATCACCGCCACCGGCACGCTCACCTCGACTATGCGCGCCGACGGCTACGCCAACTCTACTCTCAACGGCGCCGGTACTTTGGCGATCACATCCTACGCCGTGGGATATATGGCCAGCGATATCGGCGGGGCCGCGCCCCTCAGCGCTGAAGGGCTAGCTCTATCGCTTCTCGATGACCAGTTGATCGAGACCGGCATGACCATGCGCCAGGCCCTCAGGCTTATCTCCGCGGCGGTCGCCGGTAAGGTGAGCGGCGGTGGAACCACCACTATCACCTTCCGCAATGCTGTCGTGGACAGCAAGAACCGTATCGTGGCCACGGTCGACTCCAATGGCAACCGCACCGCGATCACGTATGATTCCACCTAATGGACTACTTCGGGACCAAATTCTGGGACACTCCATACTGGGTTCCAAATTACATGGGTCCCGGTGGTGGGGGAGGTCCGTCGACAACCCGCTATTCAGGCGTGACTATTGTTGAGTCGGTGCGCCGGGAGACGGGCGTCTCCAGGCTCCCAACTGAATCAGTCTATGACTACGAGGATAGATAGATGGTCATCTCGAGAGCGCAGCTAACACAACAGGTGTCCAAGCCGCCCGCCAAAGCGAAGCGCCCAACCAAGGCCAAGCGCCCAAAGCAGCGCTGAATAGTAACAGTCGTTCTGTTAGTATTCATTGGTGATGTTAGGATGGCGGCCTAGCTGATTGACGGCCCCCATCCCCGGCGTGATTATAGGCACTGACTTAGGGGGATCGAATGGATAAGCTTGAAAGCATGTGGGCCAGTCTGCGTCAGATTGTGACCAGCCGCACAATGTGGGGTGTGTTTGTGATGCTGCTTGGCCTGGTCGGGATTCATCCCGCCGCGGGCCTGGATGCGGCCATCGCCAGCGTGGGGGACAGTCTGGTCGCTTTCGCTGGTGCGGTTCTGGCGCTCATCGGCTATGTCGATCGCCGTCCGAAACCCGGCATGATTGAAGTTCCTGCCGTTCGGTAATGCGTTAGGGGGCCAGGGGAGAAGGGCCGTCGGATGTTACGAGCTCCGGCGGCCCTTTCTTTTGATAGGGTAGTTAGGACAAGTTATGGCTTGGGCGCCTAAATCGGATGGACCGGGTAGTCCTCCCCCAATGACTTCCGGGATTCCAAATTCCATGCCGCCGCAGGTGGGGGTTGGCGGCATCGGGCTGGATATGCCTCAGTCGCCTCTGAATCTAGAATCCCCGCAATTGCCGGTGAGCCAGCCGGAGATTCCATTATCGGCCCCGCCACAGGGGCCATCGCTTGCCGATCGGGCTGGAGCGCTCGCCCCCTCGATGCAGGTAGGCCGCGCCAGAATCAGCACCGATGGGCGGCGAGTGAACGTGGTCATCAAGACCGCCCCAAAACGTTACCCCGATGGCAACAAGCCTAACCGCGGATACTATAAGCGGGGGAGATAAATGATCCGTGGCCACAAGTGGAACAGTCAGCTTTAATCTCGAAATAGGGGACTTGATCGAGGAGGCAGCGGCCCGCGCTGGCCTCGATGTTCGTTCTGGATTTCAGTGGCAAGGGGCCATCCGCACTCTCGGTCTTATCCTAAGCGATTGGGCTTCCAGGGGTCTCAATCTCTGGCAGATCGATGAGAGCTCGGTGCCGCTGACCACCGGCGCCCAGCAATACACCCTCGACGCCGATACCGTTGATGTTCTCGATATGGCGGTGCGCGATAGCGCCGGTGTCGATATCCGGGTCGAACGCTGTGGCGTGGGCACCTGGGCACAGATCACCAATAAGACACAGCAGCAGCTTCGCCCCACGCGCGCCTGGGTGGAGCGGCTCACCGGCTCGGTGAGGGTCAATGTTTGGCCGGTCCCAAGCAACAGCGACTACACGCTGGTGTATTGGCGGCTTCGCCGCATGGAAGACGCCGGTTCCGCTTCAAATACCCCCGATGTTCCGTTCCGGCTATTGCCTGCGTTGACCTCGGGCCTCGCCTATTACCTCTCTCTCAAGAATCCCACCATCGGCATGGATCGGATCACCATGCTTGGTCAAATCTATGAGAACGAAATGCAGCGGGCGCAGTCGGAAGATCGCGGCCGAGAGAGCTTCTACATTGGGATTTACTCAGGCTAATGAGCACCTTCGCCTCCGAGAAGCGCGCGCCTGGGATATGCGACCGTTGCGGGCGCAGACAGCCGCTCAAGCGGCTCACCGATGAATACATCGCCGGTAAGCGCCGTAATGTGAGGGTGTGCTCCGAGTGCTGGGATGTGGACCACCCCCAGAACTGGCAGGGCAAGGTGAAGGTGATCGAGCGCGAGGGGCTTCGTGATCCGCGTTCGGATGGTGATGAACTCGCTGCGGTGAGATCGATGCCAGCCTGGAATCCGGTCGGCAATCCAGCAACCCTGATGCGGGCTAAGGTTGGAATGGTTAGGGTGACGGTATGACTTACGCTGAACTCATAGCCGCGGTGCAGGAATATCTCGAGGAGGACGAGTCCACCTTCGTGGCGAATCTGCCGTTGTTCGTGAGACTGGCGGAGGAGCGGATTTATCGCGCCGTGCAGTTGCAGGTGCTGCAAAAGAATTCGACCTCCACCACCACCCTGCATGATCAGTACGTGGCGTTGCCAAGTGACTTCTGGTCGCCGCTGGAACTCACGGTCACCAGCGCCGGGGCGCAATACTTCCTCTACCCGAAGGATGTCAGCTTCATCCGCGCCGCCTACCCGACAGCGGCCTCTTACGGCCGCCCCCGCTACTACGCCATGTTCACCGAAAGCACGCTGATCCTGGGCCCCACGCCGGATGCCGCCTACGCCATCGAGCTCCATTACATCAAGAAGAACACCTCAATCGTGGACGATTTGACCAACTGGCTGGGCACCAACGGCTCCTCCGCCCTTCTCTATGGCACGATCCTTGAGGCCTACAGATATCTGAAGGGCGATAAGGAAATCATGGACTACTATGAGGGCCTTTATCAGGAAGCTATCGTGAGGCTGAAGGCCATGGCCGAGGGTCAGAACCGAGGCGATGCCTACCGCAATCCAGAGCCAGCGATGAGTTCAGTGTAGTGGAATCCAGCATGCCAACCCCGATGGTCATGGTCACCCTCAACGGCGATACCACCGAGGCCTATGCCGACTATTGCGCCCGCAAAATCATGCAGGTGGCCGACACCGCCCCGCAACCAATCCGCGACCAAGCCCGCGCCTTCCAGGGACAGATAAAGGAGGCCGTGTTATTTTACATGAAACAAGCCGTTGCCGCGGAGGTGAGGCGGCTTTCCTCGGGGGGATAATTCATGGCGATCACCGCCGCAATCTGTACTTCGTTCAAAGTTGAAGTCCTAACAGCGACTCACAACTTCACGGCGTCGACGGGCCACACATTCAAGATGGCCCTCTACACCAGCGCCGCCACACTGGGCGCGTCCACCACTGCGTACTCGGCGACCAACGAAACATCCGGCACCGGCTATGTGGCCGGTGGCAACACCCTCACTAGCTCCACTCCGGTTAGCTCTGGCACAACCGCTCTCTGCGACTTTGCCGACTCGACCTGGACCACCGCCAGCATCACCGCCAGGGGCGCGCTCATCTACAATTCCAGCGCCTCCAACAAGGCGGTGTGTGTGCTGGACTTCGGTTCCGATCGAACCAGCACCGCCGGTGATTTCGTTATCACCTTCCCGGCGCCAGACTCGTCTAATGCCATTATCAGGATTGCATAGCGAGGGCGGCTAAATGCCCACAACCAATGACTATGTCGGATGGGGCAGGAGTAGCTGGGGCTCGTTCGAGTGGGGCGTAAGCGCCTGGGAGACCATCCCGGACGGTCTCTCCGCTACAGTATCCCTCGGTACGGTTGTGGTCGCGGCAGCGGCCACAACCACCCCAACAGGCCTTTCCGCCACTGTTAGTGAAGGTTCGGTGGCCGGGATCGGTCTCCACACCAGCGTGGATGGTCTCTTCATGACGATGGCCTCCGGCGATCTCAAAATCACCCCTTACGTTTGGATCGACTCCACCATCCCCACCGAGACCTGGACGCCGATCACCGACACCGGCGAGACCTGGACGCCGATCACCGATGCCTCAGCGGAATCTTGGGTGGCGGCGGCGTCAACCCCAGTAGACGCATGGGTAGCCGTGGCTGGGCCGCCGCCATATACTTGGCTCGGGTAAGACCAGGACAAGATCATACCGACTTCGGGGGAAGTAAATGTCGTCAACCTATAGTAGCCGCCTGCGACTGGAGTTGCAGACAAACGGCGAAAACAACTCAACTTGGGGAACAATTACCAACACTAACCTTGGAACGCTGCTCGAAGAGTCGATTGCTGGCGTCGCCGCGGTATCCATCCCCACCGACGCCAACTACACCCTGACCGCCAACAACGGTTCCACCGATGAGTCCCGCAGGGCGGTTCTGTCGGTCACCTCGGTTGGTTCCCTGACCGCCACACGCGACATCATCATCCCGCTCCAGACCAAACTCTGGCTGGTCTACAACAACACCACCGGCGCCCAGTCGATCCGGATCATCGCCGCGTCCGGGACCGGCATCACCATCCCCAATGGCCGTAAGCGCTGGGTGTATTGCGATGGCGCCAATGTGGTCGACGCCATCACCGACCTCCCCACCGGCGTAACTGTGGCCGGAACCGCGCTTTCCACCGCGGCCACCACGGCCATCGGCACATCGGGCGCTACCATCCCCCTCTGCAACGGCGCCAATGCCTATGGCGGCACGGCAGACTTCCAGAGCACCTTCTCGTTGTCCGGAGATATCTCTCCGACGGCCCTTGGCGCCGACACCAACGACTGGGCTCCAACCAGCCTTGCTTCGAGCAGCGTTATTCGCGCCACTCTTTCTGGCGCTGGCCGCAATCTCACCGGCCTCACAGGCGGCGCCGATGGGCGCGTCATCATTCTGCATAACGTGGATACCACGTTCAATCTCACCCTCAAGGACGCCAGCGCTTCCTCGAGCGCGGCTAATCGCTTCTCGTTTGGACGCGACTGTGTGCTCACGCCGAACCAAAGCTGCATCCTCTGGTACGACTCAACCTCTTCCCGCTGGCGCCTAGCTGGCTATGGCGCTTCATTCACCGGTTCAAACACTGGCGATCAGACCATCACCCTCACCGGCAATGTGACCGGTTCAGGCACCGGCTCTTTTGCCGCCACTATCGGCTCAGGTGTTGTCACCTACGCCATGCATGACTCAGCCGCTTTCGCCACCGCCGCTGAGTATCAAGCGAACACCGCCTCAAACATTCTTGATACCGCCGGGGTGTGGTCGGCCGCGTCTCCGGTCACCATCACCTTTAGCACCACGCTCACATTAGACTTCTCGACCTTCATCAACGGGAAGGTCACCCTTACCAACAACACCACTCTGCAAACGCCAACCAACCTGAAGCCTGGACAGTGTGGGTGCATCGAGTTGATTCAGGACGGCACCGGCTCACGCACCATGAACTCGACCAACTCGACGTTCATCTGGGCTGGCGCCGATGGTGTGCTGTCGACCGCCGCCAGCACGCGCGATCTATTGTTCTATCAAATCCTCAACGACTCGAAGGTCTATCTGTCGTTGGTCAAGGCGGTGGCATAGTATGCTGCCTGGGTTGATCCCCAACATAGGTGGACTGAATAACGGATTTAGTCCGGTCACCTCTTCGCACTCAACGGCTGGAACTGGAACAGAAACCGCTCCAACCGGGGCGACTTCTTGCCGTATTCGTGTATATGGCGGCGGTGGCAGCGGCAGTAAATATCCAACCGGCAGTAGGTCCGGCGGTGGTGGCAGCGGATTCTCGGAAAAAACAGTTACCGTAGCTGGTGGTGATACTTGCGCATATGTTGTTGGTGGCGGTGGCTTGGCTCAAGCAACAAATTCCACCAACGGCAACGCCGGCACATTGTCTAGCGCCACCGGTACGACGGGCGGATTTGTTGGATTAGCCCTGGTCGGCAATGCTGGCGGCGGCGGTGGTAACGCATCTGGTGGCGCTGGCGGCACGGGCACTGGCGGCACCACCAATACTACAGGCCAAGCCGGTACAACAGCGGCAGGCAAGGGCGGTGACAATCTCGGTACCGGTGGTGGTGTTGGCGGTCAAAACTCTACCGCACCAGGTAATGATGACCAAGCCGCGGGCTCATCTCCGGGCGGTGGCGGCGGTGGTTGCGCTAATACCGATGCTTCGGCGTCCGGCGGCGGTGCGGATGGTAAAGTGGAATTTTACTACACGTAAAGGGTTGTTTCATGTGGAAGTTGTTGGGAGGAGTTGGAGCGGCGGCGTTTGCGGTGATTGTGTTTCTGTGGACATCGCTGAATGGCGCCAACGCAAAACTCGATACCGAACACCGGCTGCTGGTCGCCGAGCGAGAGCGTGCCGCCACCTTAGTCGACGCCATGGCCGCGCTGTCGGCATCCAACACTCGCGTGAGCGACCGCGCCAACCAATCAACCAGAACGATATTGGAGATCAGACATGAGCCCGTCACAAGTGGCTGCGGCCCTAGTGTTCAGCGCGCTGTTGACAGCCTGCGCCACTAGGCCGGCGCCGACGGTCACCGTTCCAGAGGAGATGCTCCATTGCCCAGTGGACGTTGTGCCCCAAGGCGGCACAATCACTGATAATGATGTGGCTGAGATCATCGTGGCGCTGGATGCCCGTGGCGACATCTGCGCTCAGAGACTGGAGGACGTTAGGCAATGGCTGATGACAAGACATGCAGTGACGAGCCGTTAAAGGCGGTCAAAAGCAACGTCGTTCATCTTTTCAGCGGCGGCGCCCGCCCAGAATCCATGCCTGATGATCTATCAAATACCGAAGAGGTGAGGGAGCTCATGACATCTCCCCTTCTCGCGATCATCGATCAAGTGAAGTCTGGGGATGTGAATGGCATCATCGTTATTACGCTAAAATCCGATAGTAGACATGGCGGGGAGTTCTATGCCGGAGGCGCCGGTGTGTGGGGGCAACTCGACCGCGCCGTTGGATTGCTGGCCATGGTTAATTCGGATTTGATCTCCGAGGCTAAACGGGAAGACCCATCCGATGGGTAGACTTATCGATTTCTCTCCGGCGCCAGGAGTCGTGAAAGACCTGACCACCAACGCGGCCACTGGTGGCTGGGTCGATACCGATAAGGTTCGCTTCAGGAAGAACTTCCCCGAGAAGATGGGCGGATGGGCGAAGGCCACCACCCAGGCGTTTGTCGGCATCTGCCGCAATATGTATACCTGGATCACACTGGATAGCTCGATCCTAACCGCCATTGGATGTCCCGCTAAATACTACGTTGAGGAATCCGGGCTCCTCACTGACGTCACCCCAATCAGATTGACCGCCGCTCTCGGCGCTAATCCATTCACGTCGCTCAGCGGCTCCGGTGTGATCACGGTTGCCCACACTTCCCACGGCGCCTCCGTTGGCGACTACGTCACCTTCTCTGGCGCCACCGCATTCAACAGTCTCACCACCGGCAATCTCAATAAAGAGCAGATCGTGACCGTGGTGGTCGACGCTAATTCATACAAGGTGGATACGGGCGGGACCGCATCCGCCACCAGCGCCGGTGGCGGCGCGGGCGTTACCGCCGCTTATCAATTGACGGCAGGCTCGTCATCGGCGGTGTTTGGTTCCGGTTGGGGCGCCGGTGCTTGGGGCCATTCCGGTGGCTGGGGCTCAGCGGCCACCGTGACCACCCTATCGGCGTCGATGCGGCTTTGGAGTCAATCCAACTGGGGTGAGGACCTTTTGTTTGCGCCGCGCTATGGCGCCATCTATCGCTATGACGGAAGCTCCGGTGGCCGCGCCACAGCCATCTCCGTCGAGGGCGGAGCCAGCCAGGTTCCATCTAGCGTCATTGAAATCATGGTGGCGACCAACTCCCGCATCGTGATCGCGTTCGGGGTGAACCCAATAGGATCGGCGGTGCTGGACCCGTTATTCATCCGCTGGTCTGACTATGAAAACTATCTGGAATGGAACCCATCCACCACCACCGCCGCTGGCGGTTTCCGGCTGACCATCGGCTCCACCATCGTGACCGCCATCCAGGCCCGCCAGGAAATCCTGGTATGGACCGACGCCGCTCTCTACGGGATGCCGTTTGTGGGCGAGGGGGATATCTTTCAGTCATACCTCCTCGACTCTAACACCACCATCATTGGCGCCCTAGCTAAAGTCATGCTAAATGGCATCGTGTATTGGATGGGCCAGCGTGGGTTCCGCTACTACGACGGCTCCATGAATATCCTGAAATGCCCGGTCGAGGACTATGTGTTCGACGGCATGAATATGGATCAGCAGGCAAAGGTGGTTTGTGGATCAAATGCAAGATACAACGAAGTCTGGTGGCTCTACCCCTCGGGAGAGGCTGAGGAACCGGATCGATACGTTGTCTTCAATGTCGAGGAGCAGGTCTGGTACGTCGGTTCTCTCGAACGATCATATTGGCTCGATCGGGGGGTCTATGACCACCCCAGAGCAGCGGGCACTGACGGGTATCTTTACACTCACGAGTTCGGTCTTGACGACGGCAGTACAGAACCACCATCCGCTATTCTATCGTATGCTGAGAGCGCTCCCATCGAAATCGGCCCCAACGACTCAATTGGTCGAGGGGATCGCATTGCGTTTGTGAACCGGCTAATTCCGGATGTGACCTTCCGCAACTCAACGGCCGCGGCGCCCACCCTGACCTACGTGTTCAAGCAGCGTAACTATTCCGGCAGCGCCTATGTCGACGAAAGCGCCTCAATCGCCAAGGGCGCTACAGTCGACCAATACACCCAAAAGAAGAGTATTCGCCTGCGCTCTCGAGCCACCGCCCTCCGGGTGGAGAACGAAGAGGTTGGCGCCGACTGGCGTTTAGGTGTTCAAAGGTTCGAGACAAGAACAGATGGGAGAAAAACCTAATGGCAAGGGAACTACCAAGGTCTTTGCCCAGAGCTCCCATGAACTACGATCAGACCTACATGAACAGGCTGATTTCTCAGCTTGAACGTTACGTCCTGATTTCGGAAACGCCTGGACAGATACTTGCCACTAAGGCAAGATTAACTGACCTACCCACCTCAAGTGCTGGGTTGTCCGCGGGGGACCTATGGAACGACACCGGTACGGTCAAGATTGTGTAGTGGTGGGAGGCTACCATTAACGGCGTCGACCTAACGCAGCTAGCACTTTCATTAGCGCTGCTTGCTCAATTCGGGGGGCTCATCTGGTGGGCCTCGAGGATCAACACCGTAGTGGCGTCGCTGGTCGAGACGGTCTCCAAGATCAGCGCTCAGCAGGACGCCCATGCCGCCGAGGATCGAGAGACACATCTGCAAATCATGCAGAGCATTCAAGATATAGCCAACGCCGCCCTGGTGGCTGAGAATAAGATACGCGGCGTAACCCGCCTCAGGACAAACTAGGGTGTTCCCATTCCTGCTCCCGCTACTTGGCTCTCTCTTCGCTCCAGGAGCGTTGGGCGCCGGTGGCATGTTGGCGGGACTGGGATTGAGTTCATTGCCAGGATGGGCCGCTGCTGGCCTGGGATCGGGCCTGGGCTCACTTATCGCTACCCGTGATCCTAAGCAGGCTTTGATGTCCGCGCTCACAGGCGGGCTCGGTAGCGCCGTTAGCGGCGGTATCGGTGGATTACTCCATGGTGGCGCCGATGCGGCCGCCAAGGCCGCCACCGCTGGCGTTCCTGGCGCTGCCGCCAGCGCGGCAGGCAAGGCCCTCTCTCCAGAGCTCCTAGCCAAGATGACCAAGGTTCCAGGATTGTCGCTTCCGATTCCTTCCTCCACCGGACTCAACGTCCCTATAAATGAAGGTCTTCCGCTTGGCGCCGCTAATGGACAGATGTTGCCAATCGGACCAGAGCCGGACTGGCTTTCTCCGGCGCTGAATCCAGTGGCTGCAACGGCGGCCAAAGCCGCGCCATCGATGATGGGAAATATTGGCGGATACATTGCGGCCCATCCACTTACCTCGGCGGCCATCGCCGCTGGGGCGGTTGGCGGATTGACCCAAGGGAAGTCTAAGAAGAAGCCAGCCGATGAGCCGGTCCCGGAACATTTCCCCGGCGGCCCCGGTCCACAGTATGGCTATTCCACCATGACCTCGGGCAACATGAGTCCGCAGGACTATCTCACCTACGGTCAGTCTGGCGGCACGCACCCAAGCGAATTCCAGTTCTTCGGTCCCAACACCACTTGGGAAACCAGCGGTGGCTGGAAGCCGATCCTAAAGGAAGAAGGGACCGGCAATGTGATTGGCGGTCATCCCACCACGTCCAATGGATTCCATTCTGGAATGAGTCTGGCTGAGTTCATGCAGTATGTCCGCGATCGGATTCTGCATGGCGATAGCTCCACCCCAGCCGGAATGGCCGGTGGTGGCCTAGTGAGCAACAACATTGTGGCTAACGCGCCGCCACCCCAACGCCCGGCCGCCAACGCCAGAGCTCCAGGCAGAACCCTGGCCGAGCGGGCCGCGGTGGCCATGCAGCGCCAAGCGCCGATCCATCCGATGGTGCGACCGCGCCCAGCCCCGAAGGGTATGCGTAGAGGCGGTCCGGTGAAGAAGGCCATCTCCATGGGGAAGCGCAATCCCATGTTGAAAGGCAATCCCATGGGTAGGCCTATGGGTCCCGGTGGCGGTCAGGTTAAAGGGGGTCCTAAGGGGACCGATAAGGTCCAGGCCATCACCACCCAGAGCAAGACCCCTATCCGGTTGGATGAAAACGAGTATGTCTTTAGCGCCAAGGCTGTTAAGAACGCTGGCGGCGCCAAGGTGATGGACGCCGTCCATCAACGCCTGCTAAAGGTGAAGAATGCTCAAAGTCAGCGCGGTTCCGTCTCAGCACATTGAATCCATCCGCCACGAATTGGCGCCATGGCTTAAAGATGCGGAGTCCTGGACCAGAGGCCGGTACACCGCCAGCGATCTTCTCGACCTAGCCGAAGAGAACAGGATCAGCCTGTTCATCGCTTTCTCCCCCGATGGAGAAGACGACATAGATATTCGCGGCGTGGCGCTTTGTTTCATCCAGCACTACCCGCGCTCCAAGTGGTTGTTCATCCAATACGTGGGGGGAGACAGGTCCCACCTTTGGCGGCAGAATATGCATGACCTCTTAAAGAAGTATGCCCAGGCCAACGGGTGTGTCGGATTTGAGTGGATCGGGCGCCTTGGTTTGATGCGCGTCATGGGAGCATCGGGGGCGAAGCCTGTAGGCTTCATGGGGGAGATACGCTTCGATGTCGATGGGCGGGGGCCAACCAAGTAACCAAACCGTAACAAACACCACGCTTGATCCAGCGGCGGTCCCTTATTTCCATCGCATCATGGGTCGCGCCGAGACCCTCTCCAATCGGCCCTACGCAGCCTATTCCGGCCCGCGCATCTCGAGTTTCACCGATCCGCAGAACCAAGCATTTGGGGCGGTCCAGAACCTCACCGGCGGCGCAGACCCTACAATGGGTCAAGCAACTGGGATTACCAGTCAGCTAGCTAATGGACCTGGTTCGCAATACACAGCCGGAAACTACACGCCGCAAACGGTGAACACCGGGACCTTCGATTCCGCGGCCGCTCACCAGTACATGAATCCATACATCGACAATGTACTCAACGACCAACTAACCAGAATGAACACCCGCTTCGGCGAGCAGCAGCTTGGCCGCAACGCGGCAGCGGCCCGCTCCGGAGTGTTTGGCGGATACCGGCAGGGCATCCAGGACTTCGCCGCCCAGCGCGATCAGAACCAGCAGATCAATGAAACCGAGAACAACGGTCTCATGCAGGCCTATCGGGAGGCGATGGGCCAATTCAATACCGATCAGGGCCGCCGTCTCAACGCCGATCAATTCAACGCCAGCCAGGGGCTCTCCTCGTTCCAGGCCAACCAGCAAGCAGCCCAGCAACAAGAGTCCCTGCGTCAAGGCGGTATCGGTCAATTGCTTGGCGCCTCCAATCAGTTGTTCCAGCAGGGGTTGGGAAGTCAGGACGCGGAACGTCAGCGCATCGCCGCGCTGCAACAGATCGGCCTGCAACAGCAACAGCAGAATCAGGCCAGTCTCGATCTCGGCTATCAGGATTTCCAGTCCCAGCAGAACTGGGACATGAACCAACTCAACTACCTAAACTCGATCATGCGCGGTATCCCGATCAGCCAGTCGACCACGGTGTCTCAATATGAGAACGCCAACCCATACTCACAGCTTCTCGGCCTCGGACTTAATGGCTTGGCGATTGGCAATGCTCTCGGTGGCCAGGGGGGTAAAATCTAGTGTTCAATTACATTGAACTCACCGAATCCCTGAAGGGCCTACCGCAACAGAAGGTGATCCAGATGGCCGCCATGGGCGGCAATCCGATGGAGAAGACCTTGGCGGTGGGTGAGCTTCAGCGCCGTCAACAGATGATGATGAAGGCGCAGGCCAACATGGCTAAGCCGAACCAAACCATCGCCGATCAGGTGGTGGGGCAAAGTGCCGGTCTTGGTTCAATGGTTCCAATGATGCAGCCGCAGGGCGCCCCTCAGGCGGCCCCGCCGATGGCTCCGCAGCAACTTGGCGGCGGAGCTCAATCGATGGGCGCGGCCCCTCCCCAGCAGGACATGGCGCCCCAAGGCGCCCCCATGAAGGACGGCGGTCTGGTTGGGTTGAAGATGGATGGGGGTGGGGAAGTTCCGCCAATCCGCGTTGCCCCCACCGCGCCAGCGGTGCGTGGCGAACAGCCTATGTCCGTGGAAGATCAGATCAGGGCATTGGTGGCTCGCCGGTTGGCGGCCAGCGAGATCGCGCCGCCCACAATCGAAGAACAGGTGGCGCGCTACAATCATCTCGCCGGTGACCGGCTTCCGGGTCTTGAGGAAGCTATCGCTCGCAACGCCAAGACCGATACCCCAGATCAGGCCACGCAGTTGAATGAGATGCTCGCCTCATTTGGCGGGCATGTGGCGGCCGGTCATAGTCCCAACTTCCTCACCAATCTTGGAGATGCTGCTGGGGCGATGGCAGACTCGCTCCACAACAATCGCCTGGAGCGTATCGCCGCCAATCGGCAGAATGTGCAGGACCAAATGGGACTCGCCCAACTCGCCGAACGCGGCGTGGCTGGCGGGCTTGGGTTAAATCAGGTCGACTCTCATTCTCAGGATGAGGCGCTGAGCCAATCGATGCAGGGCCTGGGCGCGCTCCTTAACAGCGACACCCAGCGTTCGGTAGCCAGTATGTATGCTAATCGGGCTGGTGGCGGAAGGGGCGGCCAGTCGAACGCATTCCGCGCCGCAACCGCCGTCTACCATGAGGCCAATCTAAATGTTAGGTCTTTGGAACATGCTATATCAACGGCCCAAGCCGCCGGCCAAACGCGCAACCAAATAGCGCCGCTTCAGGAGCAATATGATGCGGCGGTTCAAGCCAGAACAGCAGCGGAAGCCGAGCTACGACGCATCTCGATGCTGGAAAGTCTTGGGGTCGCTGATGACTCTGCCGATACTGGTGGTGGGCTTGGCGATTTGGGCGGTGCTGGTGGTTCCGGCAATCCTCCTCCCCCGGCGTCCCAAGAAACCGGCGACGCCCCGCCGCCAGCGGTAGCGCAACCGAGCAGCGGTAGTCCGTCGCTCTATGACGAACTCTTCCGGACAGTGTTTGGCGGTAATCAAAGAATGGCGCCAGTGGCGCCTGGGGTGAGACCTTCAGCGCAAGCCAACGTCGATAGACAACGCAACATCCCAAATAATCCAGCCGAGCTCCCGGTTCGCACTCGGTAGACGCTCCATGTAGCCAAGGTTAAAAGAGGCTATGCCGGAGGGACGAGACAGGTACATTATCGTTACGGGTCCAGACGGCGTGGATCATGAGTTCGATACTCAAGATCAACGCTACAGAGACCTCACCCCCCATGCCGCGCAACAGCTTGTTGGCCGTATGTACGGCATGCGCCCAGGCGGCGCTCCAATCGCATCCAATGTTTGGGAAGATATTCAAACCGGTCTGACAAGCGGGCTTGGCAGTCTGGAATCTTCCATTGGGACCACCGACTTCACCGATCTTGGATACAGAATAAATGAGGCGCTGAATCCCGGACTGGCTCCAGCCTATGAGCAAGTTCGTCAAGCGCATATGCGGGAAGCCGCCGCCCCCAACGATTTCCAACAATACTTGATCAATGAAGGCCGCCGTCTCACCAACGCGGCTAACGCCAGATTTAGTCCAAACGTTACCGCTGATGTTGACCGCGCCAGCGCTGAAGGTTCTGGTATTGGCGATTGGGTGCGGCCTGGAGCGGTGCTCGCGCTTCTATCTCAAAGCGCGCCATCCATGGTTCCCAACATAGCGCTTTCCCTGTTGGCGCCGGAAGCCAAGGTTGCCCAATTAGCCGGGGCTGCTGGTGAGGGGGCCCAATCCGGCGGACAGTTCGCGGATCAGGTTCAGCAAATCATCGAGACGGAAGCCTATGGCTCCCCTGAGTCCAGACAACGCCTTCTATCTTCTCCTATCATGCAACAAGCGATGGAGGACGCCAACGGCGACTATGACCGTGCTGTGCGGATTGTTGAGCAACGCTCGATGGGTAGCCTTGGTGATGTGATTGGCGGGGCGGTCGCCCTTACCGGGCTCGTTGGCATCAATCCATCCATGCTGATCAGGAGTGTGGCTGGTAAGCAGGCTATTCTCCATTCGATCTTCAATCTTGGAACCCACGGCGCTGCCGAGGCGGTGGACGCCGCTGGCCGTAGGTCGGCGGCTGACATCGCCCGCACCGTGGTTGGGCGCGGACTTCAAGAGGGTATTGGGGAAGAACTTCCGCAAAGCGCTATCGAACAGATCGGTCAGAATGCGGCGTTGCAACCGACCACACCAGGTTTGGATTTATTCCAAGGGGTTCCGCAGCAAATGGTTCAGGGCGCTATCGGCGGCGCCATTCCTGGCGCTGGCTTCGGTGGTCTAGAGGCGTTGGGTGAACACATGGCGCATGGCCGCGCCAACAGTGAGCTCGAGAATCGCGCCTTAAACTCAGCCGCTGCCAACGCCGCTAGATATGACGCACTTGGCGACACTGAAACCCCAGGCGCACCTCCGCCCCCGCCGCCACCGGTGGGTCCGGCGGCGCCAGCCGCACCAGCACCAGTTCTACAAGCAGCAACGGGAGACCAGGCAGATGAAGCAACGTCAGAGACAGATACTCCGATCGCGCGCACAGCGGATGCCCTTGAGCTTGCCCTCGACATGCATGGCCCACAGCGTACATCAGCTATCCGGGATGCGATTGGTTCGCTTCACAGCGCGCTGGATGAATCTGGTCTCTTCACCAACGATCAACTCGAAGACTTTGTCAGGATGCCTCCGTCGGTTCTCCTGGAGGCGGCCAGGGAACACCAAACAGCGCAGGCCCCGGTTCAAGCTCAAGACATTCCAGACACTGTTCCAGAGCCCGTAGCTTCGCCGCCCGAGGAGGCGAAGGGCCTAATCGAAGAGTTGATGCAAACCAATAACGAGGTTGGATCAGCTATAGACGATGTGGCCACAGCCCCCGAAGACGAACATGAAGATCGCTTCAACGAGATTGATTCAGCGCAGCAAGTGATCGACAAAGAGTTGCAGCGCGCCTTGCCGCCGGATTCTTACAAGGCCATGCAGGAGCGCGCAGCGGAGCTACAGCAACAGCCGCATAACTTGTCCGATGTCGAGGCTACCTATTACGCCCACGACGAGGCCCTGAAAGCTCTGACCGGCGCCGCTCCCCAGAGCGTCACGCCACCTGATGAGCAAGCGGCGCAACGGGAAGCCGCGGTGGCGGAAGCCGCCGCGGTCACCCCTCCCGAGGAACCACCGCCCGCAGAAGATGTCGCCAGCAATCTGGGACTACCGCCGGAAACCGCGCAGGCGCTAGATAGCGCCAGCACCGACAATGAATACGCCGACACCCTGCGTAATGGGGTGCTGGATAAGCTGCGCGCCGCCGAGGAATCGGTCGCCAATAAAGAACCAGTCGATGGCGAGGAAGACCCGGATGTGGTGGCGTTCCGCGACGCGGTGCGCTCATCCGATATTCCACCGGAAACCTACGCCCTTCTGCGCGACACCATTCCAGATATCCCGGTCGATGAGCGCGGCCGCCCGCAATGGCGAGATGAGACCGGCAGACAAACGGTATCCAATCAAACCAAGGACAACTGGACCACCCTCAACGAGGCGTTCCGCGAGAAGTCCAAACAGGTCAAGGAAGAGAAGGC